GATCTCAAGGTACAAGCAGTGCTGATGCCAACCTTTCAGTTTCAACTACCAACGGCAAAATGCTTGATGCAACTGATGCAATACCGGCAATAAAGAATTATGTCGACGACGTTACAGGTAAGGTTGCTTCATTGGTGGAAAACCTTGATGTCGCAGGGTCTGTGTTGGAAGATTATACAAAGAAGACAGGTGTTAAAGGTAATATTACATCAACCGATACAATTAAACAGGCGTTTAATAAAATTGAGAATAACATTGAGGCTAATGAATTGGTTACTTCCGCTGCATTGAACGACCTTAATGCACGTATTGAAGAAATCAATACCAAGTTGACACAAATCAATAACGCAATTACTTCTTTGCAGCAAGCGCAAGGAAATTAATTTGGAAAAATAAAATTAAAATAAATTTATAAGATATTGAAGACTATGATATTATACAGTTCAGAAGCAGAGTGGGAGAAAAATGGTTATGGTTATGATGATGCCGTAGGTTTCATCCCTAAAAGTAATGGTGGTGGTTCTTCGGAACACGACGCAGAACAAGACACCAAGATTGATAAGAACACTCAGGATATTGCGACGAATACAACAAATGACGAAATTCGTCAGCAACAGGTGAACACAAACACAGAAAAGATTGAAACAATCGAAAAAAAGATAGATATGTCACTTGATGGCACAACGCTTGTGTTTGGTAATGACTCCGAGAATAATGGGTGAACTACCCCCACCTAAAGGAAGGGGCTTCCTCATTCAGCGACACAACTTGCATTAAGGTTTCCCTCAATGTAGAGGCTACATCTCCTGAGGCGTAAGTTCCCGCAGTTCCTGCGGTACAATATTGTTCTTCGGACACTACTTTGTAGAAGTAATCCCTGATATTCAGTGAAGCGTTCAAGTCACGGCTGATTATCGCACCGCAGTTGGGGCAAACCCATTCCACGTCAGACAATTGAAGCAGTTCATTCTTAGCACCGCATTCGTGGCAAATTTTGCTGCTCGCATACCATTTGTCAATGTACATCAATATGGAATCCCTGTCAGCACACTTGTAGGACAGCATATTCCTGAACATGCCGAAGCCCAAGTCCATCACTGACTTGCCAAGTTTCAATGTCCTTGACATATTCTGCAAGTTGATGTCTTCTAAGACAATAACATCGTAGTTCTCAGCATAGTATTTGGATAACTTATGGCAGAAATCAAGTCTGCAATTAGCCACATGCCTTTCCAACTTGGCTAACCTTTGTCTCGCCTTCCAACCGTTACTTGAACCTTTCTCCTTCTTGGACATGCGTCGCTGAAGTCGTTTCAATTTTCTCTCGTTTGTCCTGTATAACCTCACGTACTTGGATTTCGCTTCGTAAGTGTTATTGTCAGAATCAACGGAGAATTCCTTCATTGACATGTCAATACCAATGACCTTTATGTCTTTGAAGTCCTTAATTTTTGCATTCGTTGCGATATCTTCCATGTCAACTGAAACCGAAATGTAGTATTTGTCATCACGTGTCCTCTCGATTGTGCATGATGTGATGTGACCCTCCAACGGACGGTGCATGATGAAATTCACAAAGCCTAATTTAGGCAGTTTAATTCGGTTGTCATCAATCCTGATAGTCCCACCTTGGTTATTGGTCGTGTACTTCCATTTGCTCTTGAATTTCTTGTGCTTCTTTGGGAAGCCCGCCCTTTTACCCTTTCGTTTACCTTTCTTTGAATCAAAGAAGTTCTTCAACGCATTGCGCAGATGCACCTTGGCGTTTGCCAATGCAAGGGAATCCACTTCACAGAGGAATGGGTTGGATTGCTTCAGATAAGTCACTTCCCTGATGACGGGTTTGATTCCTTGGTCAAGTTGAGTCTTGTAGTCTTCAAGCAGTCCGTTATATACAAAACGTGCGCAACCGACGGTCTTGTTTATCAAGACAGCCTGTTCCTCATTAGGTAGAAGTCTGTATTTGAACGCACGTCTCATATTGTCACTGAATTTGGTTTCTTTGGTTATCTATATAATGGTAGATTGTGTCTATGGATGTATTGCCAACAGTGCTTATGAAATAGGACGGAGACCAAAACGAGTCCCCCCACAGTTTATCGCTCAGTTCATCCTTGAAGTCCTTTCTCAACATCCTTGATGAGTGTCCTTTAAGTATGTTGATGTATTTACAGAGGTCTGTTGACGGTTTTGTTTGTATGAGCAGGTGTATGTGGTCATCGCCGCATTCCTGATTGATTATTGCCACATCATATTTTTTGCTCATGTCTTCGATGAAGCATTTGAGTGTTGAAATGATTTTATCATTGGTAAAGACCTTTCTTCTGTATTTTACCACGATGACAATGTGGTAATTAAGTTTATAGACAGCGTTTGATGTTTTATTAAGTTCCTTCATAAATATAGTTGGTTATATGTAAATATAGGTTATTTCATAAAAATAATCAAGAAAATAAAAAAGACTTTGAAAAAAATTTGGTTATTATTGAAATTATGAGTACTTTTGCATTGTAAAAATATAAGATATGCGATTCATCCCCCACCTAAAGGAAGGGGACTTCTCGCTAAATCTATTAAAGAGACCGTCAGAATCAATCTTTCGGTCTCTTTTTCTATTATATGCTTTCTTGTTTTTCCAAGTTTGAGTTGTTGCAGTCCAATGCCCGCCATTTCGTTCCAACTCAATTTCTCTGTTTGCCTTTCGGAAGGCTTTCAACATCATATCCTTCTCAGAAAGTTTCTTTTTCTTTTGTTTCATTTCGTTTGAACTGTTTAGTAAGTTATTTTGAAAAACTTCGACAGATGTTCAATAATTAACTTATCGTGATTAAATGCAAAATCCATTTCATACATCTTTGGTATATCCACGCTAAGTTCTTTTTCGGTTTTGAATGTCGCAATGTTAAACCATCCAACCGTTTCGACTTCATCTTTTTCCCCGCCTTTTGCTTTTGCCAAATTAAAATCTTCCGTTTCATCGGCAAAATATACATAATGAACTGTCACATTTTGACGATTTTCACTTGGGTCGGAATTTATTTTTAGAAATTTGAGATTATCAGTATTAATCTTCATCCCGGTTTCTTCGAAACACTCCCGTGCAGCTGCGTCAGTCAAAGTTTCATTGAAATCAAGGTAGCCACACACTGAACAATATTTACCAATATTATCCGCCGCACCTTTTCCTCTTTTTTCCAAGAGTACTTGTAATTTGTTTTCTTTTTTCCTGAAAATAAATACGGCTACTGCCACTGAACGGCTAAACCAACCGAGCATATTGCCGTTTTTGTCATAACATTCCTGATTTTTCAATTTTTCCATATGCTTTATAAATATTTTTTTAAGTTTTCAACAATTAATGGGTTATATGTTACGAATTCATTATTCCGTTCTTTTAACGTATAGTTTGAATCAACATTCTTTATATAACTTTCTGCACTTTCCTTGACCCATGTCTTATATTTAATGATACCATATTTCATAAACAGACTATCATTTTTGCATTGGTCTAACAAGAGTGCTAACAATGTTTTATCAGTTTTCTCTATATCATATCCGAAGTCTGAATGTTCCAACCATTTGCGGTTATCAGACAAGAGAAGTGAAGAATTTTCCCAATTTATTGAATTTGATACGTAGTATTCAAGGAATTCAACCTTGAATATATTTACGACACTTGAAGTGTTCAAAATGACATTATCTTCTTTAAAGTCTTTCCATGTCAAGGCTGTTTCAGAGGGGTGATTAGAGACTTCAGAAGGATTTGGTCTGACAATAAAATATACTTTACCACCAAGTTTTTCTATTGCTTCCCGTTCATTAGGAAATCTCACATCGTCAATTGTGATTACTGTTTTAATATCAGTCTTTTCGATTTCCTCGCACATTTTATCAACATGCCAATTCGGTTTGTATTTTCTGATGACATCAGTGCCGATTAATTGAAGCAATTGACGTATATTGGTAATACACTTGTTTTCAAGTTCCTTTCTAATTAAATCTTTGTCGATTTGTGTAGCCTCGCTAATAATGTCATACCATTTTTCATTGGGAGTGATTGAGAATTCATAACCGTTGTCTTTTTTTACATTAAGTTCTTCGTATGACATACCCATTAGTTGAGAACAAAGTTTCTTAAGATAATCTGCGATTGTTATTATCTTTGCGTTTTTCTCATAATCTTTGATAACCTTTGCCAAAGTTGTCTTGCCGCTTCTTTTTCTTCCTGCAAATGCAATGATTTTTCTTGTCTTTGAGTTATTCTTCATTTTCTTCTGTGTCATTTGTAATGGTAATTAATTCCTCGTTTTCTGTCATTTTTTCTTCATGCTGATTATCAATAGTATGAAGGGATTTCAGAATCTTCTTAAGACTTTCTGTTTCTTTGTCATATACCTTTGTGTCCTGTTTTTTGTTAAGTGTTATTACTTGCACAACCTTATTATTTTTTATAGTCCGCTTTATGGCGAACTTTTCTAATGTGGCATCATCAAAGTTTATGCCCTTTTTAATAAACTCAATTAATTCAAGTTTCGTAAGTTGTGAAACAGGTATTCTTTTGTTACGTCCGACATTTATTGTGTCTTCTAATGTCAATAATTTTTTTACCATATTTATTCATTTTTAATTAAAAAATAAATATGTATATATTTTAGAAAAAAGTCAAATATTTATTATTAAACGAAGAAAGCAACGTCCGTAGTTTGAAAGCGCTATTGAGTGGACAGCCATCAACACGTGACAAAGTTGCTTTCTTGCGTTTGTGTACTATGCGATTTTCTTTTCCTCAAAGACAGTCTCAACATGCTTTTCCACCATATCTTTAGTTACTTTTAATTTTGTCTTCTTTTTATGGTAGCCTCCGTAGTCAAACATTAACTCTGCAAGTGTTTTATCCAATACACCACGTAGACTTCTTGCACCTGTTTTTTTCTTTGCTGCCTCAGAAGCAATTAGTCGTAAAGCATCATCTTCAAAACTTAAGTCCACATTGTCAATCCAAAAAAGTTTTTGATATTGTTTCACGATGGAATTCTTAGGTTCTGTCAATATTTGATACAACTGCTCTTCCGTTAAAGGCTTAACATGAGTTATAAGAGGGAAACGTCCAATTAACTCAGGTATAAAACCATACCTTTTAAGGTCTTCCGTAGTTACCTGTGACAAGAGGTCTTCGTCCTTATCTTCTTGTGTCTGAACGTTATTAAAAGTATTAAAACCAATCTTAGTTTTTCTATTAAGACGTTTTTCGATAATCCCCTCAATACCATCAAATGCACCAATTCCAAAGAAAAGTATATTGGAAGTGTCTATTTGTATACATTCCTGTTCAGGGTGTTTACGTCCACCGTTTGGCGGTACATTCACTATCGCACCTTCAACAAGTTTAAGAAGTGACTGCTGAACACCCTCACCACCGACATCACGTGTAATTGAGGCATTTTCACTCTTTCTTGATAACTTATCAAACTCGTCAAATACTATTATTGCATAATGAGTTGCCAATAGATTACCCCCACTTGCACGAAAAGCACCAAGTATTGCATTTTCCACATCATCACCGACATACCCGCTTTCGGAAAGTGAAGTACTGTCTTGTATGTAGAAAGGTATATTGAGATAGTTTGCCAACATTCTTAGCATATACGTCTTTCCACAACCTGTATGACCCAAAATGAGCGATGAAGACTTTTCAATCGTCACATCTTCATAAGGATTCTTGTCCATACCTTTAGTATATCCAAAGATAGCATCACAAAAACGTTTATAGTGGTTATACACAACGACAGATATTATCTTTTTTGCTTCTTCTTGTCCGATTACATGTTGATTAAGGTAATCATATAGATGCTTTGGTGTTACCTTGTCCATCATTGTACGCATCTGTTTTCTTGCCTCTACAATCTCTTGGTCTGTGTACTTTTCGTTTTGCATTTTATGTATTTTTTTTTCTTAAATTTAAGTGTTTTGGTGAACTACCCCCACCTAAAGGAAGGGGACTTCTCGCTAAATCTATTAAATATCTTGTGCAAAGGTAATACAATTTGATTAAACATACAAATATTTTAATATTTATTTTAAAGACTTTAGCAATTATTAACAAAATGTTAAGAAAAATAAACGAAATAAATGGGTATCACGGTACTTCGTATAATTTTGACAAGTTTAACCACAAGAAATACCTCAATACGGGTGACGGGTCACAGTCGTTCGGTTGGGGTACATACATTACTGACAACGAAGACATAGCAGAAGAATACGGCGCACGTTCGATGGAAAGCAACACAGGCACATATGACAAAGACGGCAACAGATTGACGGCTGAAATGTTGACAAATATTGCAAATGAAGTATTCAGTGACGCAAATATCATTAAAGATGTAGTCAACAAGATACGAATGTCTATGTATGGGAAAGGTGTATTAAGTGAAGACGACCTTATAGCCCTAAAAGAAGAATTCGTAGAGAAGTATCCGAACATGACGGATAGCATTGAACAATTCTTTTCAATATTACAGGACAAATCCTTACGTTTTGTAAAGGCGAACAATTATGTCTATGAAGTTGATATTCCTGATTATGACGGAAGTAATTATATAATGTGGTTAGAAAAACCTAATGACCAACTTTTACACAGATTGGAGAAAGGATTTGAGAAGTTGAAACGAAAATACCCTTCTGTCAACGGTTTGGAACTGGAAAATATTGAAAGCGGACGTGACATCTATACAATGCTTACTGATATATTAGGTACGCCAAAGGCTGCTTCGTTATTTCTTTTTAATATGTGTGGTATCGAAGGTATTATCTATCCAATAGGTACAATTTTCGGATATGATGGTGAAGAAGGAAATAATTATGTTATATTTGACGCTAATAAGGTGAAAATCGTAAATAAGGAAATTATGGAAAACAAACGCAGAACAATTAATGAATATACGTCACGTTATTATGAAGGTAAACAGAATTTCAATATAAAGGCGTATCATAACACCACTTTATATAATATGTGTGATGCGTGTAATTCTGGTTATATTGACCCTAAAGCATATCACAAAGGAGAATGTAAGTGGGATGTTATATGGTTTACAATTGACAAAGATGATTTTGCTTCACCTTATGTGTTCAGTTATCAAATTAATGAGGCGACTTTTGAAGAAAAGAAGTTTACTTGGCAAAATGATATCCATTTAACAACGCCAAACAAAATTGACATCATGGATAAAAGACTGAGGATAGAAAAGATTAAAGGTGTACCCATTGACAATGTATTTGAACGTTTCTATGGTGATACCTTACAGGAAAAGAATAAATTTTGGGATGTTATTTTTGAATTAGGTGATTATGAAATGGGTAGTGAGGCATTTGTTATGAAGATATTACAGCAATATGGGCTTAAACGTTCTGATTATTTCATGGATGATGAAAGCCAATCTATTGAAGAGCAAAAATTGAGGGAAAGCGAAAACAACGTAGTCTACTATGGTGTCTTCATTGATAATGAGTCAAAGAACAAATTGTCATCATTTATACCTAATGACGCATATAAGGTATTTTGTGACCATATGACGATTGCATTCAAGACACAGTTTACAGAAGAAATTGTTAACTATTGTGAGGGGATGTTAGGTGAAGAAGTGGAACTGACAGCAACACACATCGGTATGACAGATGATGTAATTGCCGTGGCTGTTGAGACTGAATGTGAGAGTTTAAATAGTACAAAACATATAACTTTATGTACTTTGTCACCAAAGGGCAGACCTGTACAATCCAATAACATTACAGATTGGCAACCATTGCCCACACCTATTACATTACATGGTACAGTCAAGGCTTTTCCTTTTAATATGACAGAAGACAAAAAATATGTAAGACAAGGTATAATACCGTATGGCGACGGAGAGTGCTGCATCGGTGAGAATGAAGAAAGATTGAATGAGGTCGAGGCATCGGACATAAGCCTTAAATCCTTTGAAATACAAGACGAACTTAATCCGAAGTTTTGGATTAATGACAAACTCAATTCCAGAGTACGTTTGAAACTTTTAGACCTCGCTGATGAATTTATTGATACTCTTGCGGTTGATTGGGTAAAGCCTGAAGATATCGTACTTACAGGTTCAATAGCCAATTACAATTGGTCTAAATATTCAGATGTTGATGTACACATTCTAATTGATTATAAAAAGGTATGGAAGAAGACCGAATTTGTACAAGACTATTTCGATAGCAAGAAGGAATTATGGGCGCAAGAACATGGTGAGTTGAAAATATATGGCTTCCCTGTTGAAATGTATGTTGAAGATACAAATGCCGACAATCCGTCTTCGGGGGTCTATTCACTTAACGAAAATAAGTGGATAAAAGAACCGAATGATTTCCAAGACGCAGAATTGAATGAAAACTACATTAAAAAGACATCAGCAAAAATAATGACGGCAATTGATGACATTGAAGATAAGATTAAAGAAGAAAAGGACAACCATAAGCTGGAAACATCAAGTGAAAAACTTAAGAAACTGTTTGACAAACTTCATAAACAAAGACAAGAATCACTTGACAAGCATGGAGAGATGGGTACATATAACATAATATGGAAAGTACTTAGAAGAAGTGGATATTTAGACAAAATATGGGATATAATAAACAATGTTTATAATAAAGTGAACAGTATCAAATAACAAAATAAGGTTTTTCTTATTTTTAATGATATTTATATTAAAAAATAACTTGAGTTAAATTATAACAAATAATCATGATTAAGAAACAATCAGCAGAAGAGCAAATTGCAACAATGCAGCACCTTATTAATTTTGGTGTCAATGAGAATAGTGCAAAGTCTTCACAGCCTATTGTTGAATTTAAGAAAAAAGCAGCAAATGGTAAGACATACGGCATTATACGTGAATCTACAAAATTTTATATAATGGAAGCGCCTCAAAAGGATACTGAGGTACTTGCAGAGGATTTTGATTATATTGGCGGTTTCAACAATCGCAAGGAAAACGAGTATTCTTCTTATTCAAAGGCCTCAAATGCACTTGACTTGAAGATTATGTCTATCAACGAAACCGTTGAGAAAAGCAAACGAGTTAATATTGAAAAACCAGTCGTTAAATCTGAGTGGGAAGACAGCATTACAGAGTCAATGCGTAAGGAAATTGACCGTTTTAAGGACATAACCAAAAACGTCGCTTCAATACTGAAAGAGGATAAGGGTGTAGGTACTGTACCTTCAGAGCATACGCTTCCTGAAGCACCTGCGAAAAATCCAAGTGATGACAAGGTCAACACACCTTTTACTGATACAGCGGTTGCTGATGGTGATAAGGATTTCAAAAAGCAGTCAACTGACCATGAGAAAGTCGGTAAGCCATTTAATACCGATGGTGAAGCCACAAGCACTGACATGACTTCTGATAAGAAGCCTGTTATAAAGGGTGAAGAGACCTATGGCGAGGATGCTCAATATGTACCTAACAATAGTGTTGCAGATAAAAAGCCAAGTGGCGGTAAAGTTGTGCGTGTAAGTGAGAGCAAGAACAAGGGACATAAGATACGTCTTAAACTAACCGAAGAACAAATTCTTACATGGAATGACAATAAAAATTATATGGATAAGTCTCATGGTACTAAGATTGGTTCTTCTGCACCTTATTCAGATGAACTTGGTAGTGAGAGTAATCAGACCGAAGCACCAACCGAGCCAATTCATGAGAGCGAATCTTTGATATATGATGATGCCGACAATCAGAACAGTCCAGCACCAGGTACAAGCGAGGTAGGTGATACCGCACCTTTTGACAAAAAGGTCAATGAGGATGTCGTAACAGCGGATGACGCTGCGGGTATGCCTGACGAAGAAGAGGATTTCAGTGATTATCCTTTCCCTGAAGTAATGGGAGATAATTATGATGCTGATGAAACAGACCTTGATTTTGAGCCTGAAAATGAGGACGAATATGAGTTGGAACTTGGGGATGACACGGATGAAGATTATACTCAGTTCGAGAGTGTAAGACGTGTCAATGAAGACAGACTTAACGATTTTGGCGCTCATCCAGCTTATCGTAAACACCCAATGACAACACCCCCAAATAAGGAAGTTGCTATCAACGGTGCAAGAGAATGGGATGATGAATCCGCACAGGGAGAAAAACCATTTGGTGAAAAAATCGGTAGTTCAGCACCATTTGACGAGATTGTAGATGCAATGACAGAATCAATTTACAGAGCCTTGTATTCTTCTAAAAAAAAAGTTTAAGTGAACGTAAGGTATTAAAAGTTCCCTCAAAACAACCCGAAATTCCGATGGCTGACAACATGCCTCCTATGGATTTTCAAAATCAAGACATGGGTGCTGACCCTATGGACGGAGGCTTTGACCAAACACAAGGTATGGAGAATGCCATGACACCTGATATGGGTGGAAATGAGTTTGATACCAATTTTGATGCAGGTGTTGAAGCCAATGAAGAAGAAGACCCAAAAAAATACATACAGCAATTGACAGGCAAATTAAGTCAGACATTACGCAAATATAATGAAGACAATGGTCAACCTGATGTTGATTTGAATAAGTATGTTGCGGGTATGATAGCAAAACAGGCAGTCGAAGGGTTGTCAGAAGAAGATACCAAAGAAATACTCGATAAAATTAAGGCTGACGAAGATTTTGAGATAGACAATGGTGATATGCAAGGTGAAAATGGAGAAATGGATGCCGAAGGGGCAGAGATGCAACAGCCCGATTTTCAACAACAGCCTAACGAATCTTCGATAAGACGAGGGAAGAAATTGGAAGAAATAGCAAACGACATTCTTAAAAATGACGATGAAGATGAAAAAATCCCTTATCAACAGACAAAAGATAAGAACGGTTTCAGGAAAAAGCCATTTACTTCCCCTAATTTCAAGAGTTAAAATACAGAAAACCATCAAGAAGTGTTAATTTTTGGTGGTTTTCTTTTGTTTTTATGAGTATATTTATATTAAGGATAATTAAATCAATAACAAATAAGATTATGGGAAAGAAAATTGTTATTACCGAAGAACAATATAACAAGTTTATTAAAGAAGGCGTAACCCTTAATGCCGATGTTGCAGCTGCGGGTGGTGACGTTAAACGTGCTGTTTCGGATACTAAGAAAGAAGCACAGAAAAATGGTCTTAATATGGAAGACACGACAATTCAGATTAACGCAAACGAGACAAACGAGGGACGTATAATCAAAAAATCTGACCTCCAAAAAAACAGATTGAAAGTACTGAAAGAAAATTCTCAACTCTATACAGTAAAAGATTTTTTCGCTAATATAAAAAGATAATTTTCAAAAGACAATATGGCAAGTTTACCAAAACACATATTAACCGCACTAAAGAATAACAAGACATCATTGGGCGACCATCCTTCTTTTCCACCCGAAGAAGAAGAAAAATTCATTGTTGGTCTCGTTGAAAGTACTTTTGAGAAACTTTCTGAAAAAGTACCTGATACTGACTATGAGACATTGAAAAAAGAATTAGGAAGAATTTTAGGTGAATGCAAAAAATTGGAAGCAAATAACAAAGAAGCACTCGAAGAGTTGTGTGCAAATATAATCAATAATTTGTTTTCAATACCACAAGATACAATCCAAATTGTTTCCAAATTGGTTGACAATGTTGATGTTTCGACTGAAAGAATGTTGCCTGAGAAAACAGTTGATTTCTCATTTGACGATATTAATGACATGAATAACCTCACAGATGAGATATACAAAAGAAGATTACTCAATGCCCTTGTGGTCGGGGCTTCAATGTTCTATACAAACAATATCGGAGAATATGTAAGGGAATTATTTGAAATTGACAGCGATTTACCATCATTATACAAAAAAGCCTTGACTTATAACACAATACTTATGTTTCTTGAAAAGGATTCATTTAATGAGAAAGGTTCAACAAATGGTGGTAAGGTTGATGTCACCATAAGTTCTGACGATACTTATCCCTCAATTAAAGCGGAGGGACTGCTTTTTCCAATTCTTGTTGAAGAAACTATAAAAGGTATACTGGAATTGGCAATTTCTCATGGTTTACCCGAAAATTCGGATAAAGCAAAGTATGTTATGTCGAAATCCGATTTCAAACTTGCTGAACTGTGGGACATGCGTTTGGGTTACTGCTTATGGTCTTTGATAGAAACGCAGATAAAGAAATGTGGGTATGAACTCACGGAAATAGGTATTAATTTTTTCCTGATGGAACTTGCTGAGATGCCTTGTGAAATTTTCAATAAGTCGTTGATGGAAATATTTGCGAGAACAAGAAAAGGTGAAGAAATTATAACTGACATATGCGAGAGTATTGTCCACGATAAGGAGCAAGACGAATTTGACGATTATATTCAGTCTAAAAATGATGAATTAATACAGATTAATGATAATGACGGTTATTTCACTTCTGAAGAATTAATCAACGATTCATATGATATAACGGAGTGTAAAAAAAAACTTTAGATGAGTCTGAATGGAACTACCATTTTTCCAAAACCAAGTCCGAACACAATTTGAAACCTTATGGGAGTGATAATAAATACGCAATGTTAGGTCGTGAAACAGGACATTTTGGTAGCGGTACATATTTCTCCACATATAAACAATATGGTTTGGACAGCAAATATGAAAATAATCCCGACCCGAATTTTATACAAATAGACGATAATGTATATCGTGTTGATTTCGACCTTTATCGTAATCTTTATCGAGTCAAGTCAAAGAAGCAAGGAGATATATTATATACATTGTTATATACACTAAATCGGTTCTTTAATAAAATTAATACAATGGGTGATTTTGAACCGAAACAAGCACGGTATGACAATTCTGAACTTTATCAGAAAATCAAGGCAAATGCCGATGGTCTTGGTCTGAAATGTCCTACATATTATGAATTGACACGTATGGCACAACGGCATAACGGGAAACAGTCTTTTTCAACATTGTTCATGGAATATAATGGTTTTAATGGCGTGAATGTAAGTGGCGTGGAATATTATGACAACACTAAACACGGTTCAGTCATTTATGACCTTTCAAAAACACAAGGTAAAATGGAGGAAATAAAACCAAAGGAAACATATACAGGCTTTAAAAACAGTGCATATAACGACACATTCGTTGAAAACCATGATAACTTGAATATCCTTGCACTGAAAGGTGATACACGTTTCTTTGATGATTTGCCCGAACTTAATTTTAATCAGCAACTCAGACTACTTAAGAATTACACAATATCAGGTAATTTCGTGCCTTTCTATGTATTGGGGAAACTTAGCGTGAACGTACAAAAACGATATTTGAAAATCGTGTATTCTGCAATAATGAATAAATGGAACAAGTACGAAGAAATCTTTTATAGTATTTTTGAATATGAAAATCGTCAAAGACTAACAAAACTTATAAATGAAACTAATTCTTTATATTGGGTTAATTTGCATAATGATAAAGAAGGTAAGAGTTATTTGATTGAATTATTGAAAGAATATTCTTATTCATTATGGGACAATGATAGTGATGCAAATGAAAATAATATGAAAAAAGAATATTTGAATACACTGTCAAACTACATGAACAGAGAATTGACGGATTATGAAAAAAGATACATAGAAAATGATTATTATGAAGATGATTAAATATATAAACCACAAATGCAGTCAATAACGACTGCATTTTTTGTTAAAAACCGTTATTTGAAACTTTTTTTCCAAAATTAACATATATTTATATAAATTTAGTTGGCAGAGAACAATATGGTAAAAAGGTTGACTAAAAGAATATAAATGATTAAAAAAAGAAAGAAATGTTTAACGTCAAACAAGAATATATAAAGTGTTACACCGACAAAACAAGGGTGTACTTTATTGAGAACTACCTTTCCACATTCAATGCAATGGAGAGAAAAGACGTTCCGTTTAAAGTTTTTCCACGACAGAAAGTTTATCTTAAAAGCGTGGCAGACAATAGCAATACAATAAGTATCAAACATCGTCAGTGCGGAATAACGACTGTCTCAGCAGCATGGTCTTGCGGGCAATGTGTATTTATGCAAAAGGATTCTCCCGAAACAATCCTATGTATCGCCAATAAACTCGAACAAGCAGAGGAATTGGCAAATAAGATAGTCAATTTCTTAGACCAAGTACCAAGATGGATGTGGGGAAGTCAATTCTATTCTCCCGACCCCGACAGTGAAAAGAATAAGAAATCAATATATATCAAACGAAACAAGAACTACATAGAACTTTTTAACGGATGTAAGATTTATGCAAGGGCATCAAGCCCTAACGCCGCCCGTGGTATCTCTGCCGTGACTATCCTTATAATCGACGAGGCCGCATTTATTGACGAAGGTCCTGCAACATTCACTTCCGCTGTGGCTGCCCAGTCTTCAGTTACCAATTCAAAATGTCTTATTGTGTCCACACCAAATGGTAAAGACCAATTATATTACAGTATCTATACAAAGGCGGTGAAACATGAAAACAATTTCAATGTTGTTGTGTTTAAATGGTATCAAGACCCAAGATATAACAGAAACCTCAAGTGGTACAGGAAAAACACTAAGACAGGTGAATTTGAATGGGACGTTGACCCTGTGATTGATGCAAAGGGTAACATTGTATATGATGAAAAACGATGGGAAAGGCTTGAAAAAGAAGGATGGACTGCAACTTCGCCTTGGTTCGAGAAAATGTGTAAGTCATTCAACAACGACCAACAGAAGATAGCACAGGAATTGCTTGTATCATTCCTTGGTTCTTCGGATAACGTCGTACCGATTGAAACCATAGAACAACAGGCACAGGATAATGTGATAAAGATAACGGAAGATTGGCCGTTAAGGGACAACCTTATAAAAGACACTTGGATATGGGAAGACCCAAATCCTACACATAGGTATCTGTGTTGCTGTGACCCCTCATCTGGAAGTGGTGAAGACTCAACTTCAATACAGATAATAGACGTTGATGCTATTGATGAAAATGGTACACCTTATTTCAATCAAGTCTTAGAGTATAACGGTAAGATAAACGGCGAGGATATCGCAGCATTGATTGACAGATATGGCAAGGCATATAATAATGCAATGGCTGTCATTGAATGTATCGGGGGTTATGGAGACGCTGTTGTACTTAAACTATTGGAAATGGGTTATCCTAATCTTTATTATGACGAGACTTCTACATTGAAAAACTACACGAATGATTATGCAAAGAAATTGTTCAAGAAAAAAGATGATGAAAAACTACCAGGTTTCAGAAGTAATGGCTTGCGAATACAAATGATAAGTAATTTTGTCGAAATGCTGAAGAGCAATGCATTCAGAGTAAGGAGTGAGAGAGTTATATCTGAATTGGATACATGGATATTTAAGAATGGTCGTCCTGACCACATGGCGGGAATGCATGATGATAATCTTACTTGCCTTTCAATGGGTCTTTTTGTTGCACAATTCTATATGTTGAAGACTGATAAGATAAAACAGAAAGACAGTGTTATCGTCAAATCATGGTTTATAAACAACAGTAATAATACGGATTTGAATACACGCCATTTGGAGAAAGAAGTCAATATGTCCGACAGAAAGAAATTGGCACGTGACTTTAATCCGTTCTCGTATTATAATGATGATACGGAGAAAGATATAGTGGTTGCCTGTATTATGCTTGGTGGTTTTAAAGTCAAATAGTTCTTTTAAATAACTTCTTATATGGTTTTGATAAGAAGTTATTTTTTTATTATATTTATATAAAAATGTCAATTAATTAGTTATGGCAGAACAAAAATATACAATATTTCAAAAATTACAGAAAGTTTTATCTAGTGGTGAAGCACAAAATAACTTCATCCCTAATGAATATAATATTACAACAAAAACCAATGACATAATAGCAACGGCAAATTCTGAAGAAGAATATAAGACCAAAATGCTACAAGCAAAGCAACAAGCATTGTTGGGTAAACAGTGGGTCAAGGCAAATTATGATATAACCAATCAGTCTTTGGCGGGTTTGAATGACGTTAAACTCATGTACAGAGATGCAGACCTGATGGATGCCTTTCCTGAGATTGGTGCTGCCCTTGACATTGTTGCGGAAGAGGCTTGCTTTGTTTCGGAAAATGCAATGCTCAATATTTTTTCTCGTTCGGACAGAGTAAAGAACATCCTTGAAGATTTATTTGTGAATCGCTTGTCAATACATACGTTGCTTCCAATGATATGTCGTAGTATGTGTAAGTATGGCAATACGTTTATGCTTCTTAATATCGACGGTAAGAATGGTGTAATGGGATGGAAACAGTTGCCCGTGTATGAAATGGAAAGATGGGAAAATGGACAGAATACACCTTATGCGACACCAATTTCAAACCTTAACACAATTGATGAAAATGCACCACAAGACACAAAGTTCGTGTGGGTGGGACAGAATGAATACACACCATATAGAAATTGGCAGGTTGCCCATTTCCGTTTGTTGTATGACTCTCAATTCTTGCCTTATGGTGTTTCATTCTTGAATAAAGCAAGAAGACATTTCAGAATGTTAAGCATGATGGAGGACATGATGCTCATTTATCGTCTTGACCGTTCCATCGAACGTCGTGTGTTTAAGATAAATGTTGGCGCAATAGATGAGAATGACGTTCAGGCTTATGTACAGAATATTGCGAATAGTTTCAAGAGGAAACCGATTGTTGACCCTATGACAGGACAAATTGATATACGCAAGTCGTTTATGAACGTTACTGAGGATTTCTTTATTCCGACCCGTGATGATAATGCTTCTAATCCTATTGAAACATTGCAGGGTGCGCAGAATCTTACGGCGATGGACGACATTAAGTTTGTACAGAACAAGGTTCTGACTGCTTTGCGTGTACCTAAGTCGTTCCTTAATTTTGAAGAAAATACAGGTGACGGAAAGAATTTATCATTGCTTGATGTAAGATTTACAAGAACAGTTAATCGCATACAACAGGCATTATTAATGGAATTGAATAAGATTGCCGTTATACATTTATATCTTAATGGTTTCCAAGATGAACTTAATAACTTCACGCTTACAATGAACAATCCTTCTTCTCAGGCGGAGATGTTAGAATTGGAAAACCTTGCAAAGAAGATAACAACAGCAAAGGATGCCGTTTCCGACCCCGGTGGTGGTATGCCTCTTACTTCTCTTATGTGGGCATGGAAGCATATTTTCAAATGGTCAGATAAAGAGATAAAACAGAATCTTGAGGAACTTCGACTTGAAACCGCATTGGCAGCAGAGTTACAAAAGACAAATCAAATTATCAAGAAAACAGGACTTTATGATGCTGTTGATAATATATATGGAGAACCTGGTGCTCAATATTCAGAAGAAAGTGAAGAAGGTAATGAAGACGGCATGGGCGACGGTGGTCCGATGGGTGGCGGTGGCGCACCTATTGGTGGCGGTGACATGGATTTCGGTGATGGTGACATGGGTGAAGATATGGGTGAAGACACAGGCGAAGATATGGGTGCTGAAGGAGAAATGGATATGGGTGATGTTGTAGCAGAGGAAGGTGCTATGGATAACACACAACCCAATATTGCCGATTCCTTTATAAGGAATATGCAGAAGAAAGTGATTAACGAACGTAAACGTGTAAAAGAAGGTATTCAAAAACGTTCAGAAAAATATTCTCAGATTTTGGAGAAGAGACTTTTGCAAAAAGACAAGGAAGAAAACACACATAAACCAGTTGAAATTTACGATAAGGCATTTTTCCTTAATGAAGAAATGAATGATATAAAGAACCAACTTGCCAAGATAAATGAAACTGTCACAAAAAATGAAGAATAAAAACATATTTATATTTATAAATAAGATTATTAAAAATTAATATAGTATAATGGCAGAGTTCAATGATTATTCACAAAAAGGCAGTGTGCTGATGCAACAGGCTTTGAAAAAATATGCAGAAGGTGACTTCGAGGGTGGTGACAAAGACCGTGCAGAGGCAAATCGTTGGTTTGACCTTGCATCAAAACAAATAAATTCTGAAGCAGGTAAAATGTCAATGCTTTATGGCGAATCAAGAAATTTTGGTATAATTTATAATGTATTTGAACAGAACTTTGATAAATTGCTTGAAACCAAGCAGGGAAAGAATATAATCAAAGAAGGTTATAATATTATCAAAAAGAATAAGGTTTTAAATGAACAATTCAAGATATATGATGCATTTGAGAAAACAAATAATGTAGATAATGTCAAGGATTTTGTCAACGAGGCTTCAATGCTTGTAAAGAATTATGACCGTCAGACTATTATGGAAAACAATGAAAAACTCATAAGTTTCATAAAAGACCACAAACTTGACGAATATGTTCATATCTCCGAAGAAACTGAAAATCTATATGAAGCCATTGAATATATAATTCTCAACAAAAAATCATTCGATAACATCAACAATTATATCAAGGCGCAGAAGACAATCTCTGAACATATTGAGAAAAATGTCAAAAATAAAATCAACGAGACAACAAATAAGGAAATTTTCAACGAGTTTGAAGAAAAGGTTGATGAAGCCGAAAAAAAGATAGAAGAAAACATCAGTGCGGAAGAGAAAAAACTTTTGGAGAATTTCGCTAATGACAGAATTGACAAGAAGTCTCTTTTCAATGAGTATAAAGAAACCACATTAAAGAAAGTTAATGAAATGATACACCTTTCGGAAGATGAAGAAGATAAAGCAGGCTGGGAAGAATTATATGAAGATGTCAAATCAAAGACATTTTCAGAAGATAATGCTTTGAATATCAGCAATTGTGCTGAAATGCTGGAAATTTGCAATACAATTGATGAGTAAGAATAAAAATTAAATTAAAAAAAGATAAAATATGAAGAAGACAATAAAACTTTCAAGAAAGGAACTTACTGACTATATAACTGAGTCAGTAAGAAAGATAATCAAAGAAGGCACAAATGACCCCGAATTGTATGATGAATGGGAGAAACTTCGTATTACAATTGGTGATGCTCAGATGCTTGATGAGTTATTTCAATATCTCGACGCTGACCAAATACAGGATTTTGTAGAAACAACTAAGGGTTTGTATGACGTGGATGAATATTAAAAAAAACCTTACTTATACTTTATGACGGACTTAAATTGATATTTCATTGATTTTTGTCCGTTTTTATTTGGTTTTTTGAAAAAAATATATTATATTTGCAAATATAATAATTTAACATATAATAACAATAGTTAAGAAATGTCAAGAACAAGTTCAAAACCAAAAGTCTATATATATAATGAAGAAAAAGGCTTCGTAACAAAAGTAAGCACAAATACAACAGATGACTGTCCCGAAGTTGTATTTATACGCACTAAGGTTTGTATCACACCAAAAATAAAGCAAGAAAAACATGAAGATGAAATCTTATCATTGAAACAAGAATTCAACGAATTTTCAAACGATTTCCTAAAGAAATGTGACGGTTTTAGTGACGATTATATTTTTACTTGCAGTTTGGCTGAAAAAAGTGTTCAATTTAAGAAAAAGTCACATCTGCATTACGATATTTTTCTTAAACCAAAAATTATCACTAATTTTGAAGATATAAAAACAAAATTGGAATATATCTTTGAAAAACTTAATGAGCATTTAACGACACTTTTCGATAAGTATAATTTAACGACAGTCTAATAAGATATTTTTCTTCTTTTAATACTATTTATGTATTAAAGGAAGAAATTTTGTTTTTAAAACATGAATATTTTAAGTAAACATAAAGATTTGGAGCAATTGACCGAAATTAAGGCGAACCAAAAAGGTACAGGTCTTCTTATCGAACATGACGGACATATAATCGGCAATAAAAACACAATACAACAAATAAAGGAAGACATTGACAATGGACATAAATTTGTCATACCTGATAATTTTATAGTATCAGCTGTCTTCCAGAAATATGGTGTCAAAAATGCCAATGGCAGAATATATCCTGAGAACATATTGAGAAGGGAAGTGCAGAAGTACTTGGAAAACCAAGTTGCGAATAATACCTCAGTAGGTGCTTTGGACCACCCGAGTTACACTTCTCTTTCAGGACACGACGTTTCACATAGAATACTTGACTTGCGTTGGGAAGGACATACACTTGTAGGTGAGATGAAACTCCATTTAAGCCCCGGTTATAAACACTACGGAATATGTTCAACAAGTGGCGATTTGGTTGCCAATATGATTTTGGATGGAATTAAAATAGGTGTATCTTCAAGAGCAGTCGGCAGTGTGGAGGAAAGATATGGTACACTGATGGTTGGCGATGATTTGGAATTGATTGGCTGGGACATTGTACTTGAACCCAGTACACCTGGTTCTTGGATTGGCCGTGATATGGAGGAATTACAGCAATATGTCGAGAGTAATACAACCAAGTCACAAAAAACTTTGGTTTCAGAGAAATTGCAGAAAATCAAGAAATTGATACAATAAGTAAGTGCTGAATGTTTATATAAGGTATCTATAACACAGATAATACGTTTTTATCTAAAATAAAAATATTTATAATAAAATAATTGGTAAAAATAAAAAACAATATCATGAGACGTAATAAAAACGAACAAGAGAAATATCTGAAAAGCCTGATTAGTGAATCTGTTAAAAGAGCACTTAAGGAGGCAGAAAACGGTGGTTGGGTTGTTGAAAACCATGAAGCGGAAGAAGCATTAGTCATGGCAATACAACATTTCGGTAAAGAATATGTCAATGAAGCAATTGTCCGCACATTGACTACTGACCAAATTGCTGAAAGCCTTGCTTATCTTTTCAGAATGTGGGACTTTGAAGAATGGAATAATCGTTAAGTTTTTGTTAATTAACGGAAGCAAACACGCCAAAATATAATAAAAGGCGTGTTTTTTATTTAGTAATGATATATTTATTTTATGTATAGGTATGTAAATACATATTTTTTGATTTTTAAAATATATTTATAATAAAATAAAATTAACACTTAAATAATATGGCAGTTAGAAGCAACTATATTAAAAGTCTTATGGATTCTAAAAAGTCTTTCGAGAAGCAATACGAGGAAGTACTTAAGGAATCTATGAAAAACATTATTGGTGACAACGCCAAAGAGGAAGTTAGGAAACTTCTTAAAGAATCGGAAGATGAGGACTCTTTCACAGAGGAAGAAGTCATTGACGATACAGCAACTACTGACAAGGAAGATTCGGATAACGTTGATGATGTAGCCACAGATAGTGACGACACAAATGGTGATGACACAGAAGGTGACGACACACTTGACGTTGACGGAACGGACGGAACGGAAGGTACTGATGATTTAGATACATCAGACGATGAAGATTTATGGAATGACCTTGAAAAATGTAAGACAGCTGACGGTGAATATGACTGTAGAGGTTTGGAAGATGACAAAATGTTAAAAGTCGTAAAGGCGATGGGTCCTGAGGATGGTATTCGAGTAATGCAAAACAATGACGGAACTATAAGCGTTGAGGTTGACGGTGACTTGGTAGATGGTACTGAGGAATTCGTAATAGAACTCGACGACAATGATGGTCTTGGCGTTGATTTAGAGGAATCTGTAAATGAATCGAATACCGGATACACATCTGACTATCAGAAACAGACTGCAATGACAACACCTGACAACCACGAACCCGCAAACCCTAAGACAACTTATTCTATGGACGGCGGTGTTCCAACAGGTACTGAGAAACCATTCGCAAACCAGGGTGACAAAGCACCTTATGACGAGAACGTAAACGAAAGTGACGAGACTTGTTTTGAAATTGAACAGGATGAAGAGCCTGTAAATGAGGTTGCAAGCACTACTGAAAACAATCCGACGGTAAGAGGTACGGGTATGACACACGCCAACACAAATTCAAAGGGCAAGACATTCCGTAGTTCAAGCGAAGGTGGAAGCCGTGTGAAAGGTACAGGCTACAATTCATACAGTGGTGGTGAGACAAATGAATCCATTGAGTTTAAGAAAAAAATCAACAAACTCTATGAGGAAAACAAACAGATGAAGTCAATCATTCCTGAACTTAACAAGAAACTTACCGAAAGTATGGTTATCAATTCAAGTATGGGCTATATTGTACGTCTGCTTAATGAAAATGCAACGACCGTTGACGAAAAGAAATCAATCAGTGAACGTTTCAGCAAGGTAAACACACTTGAAGAGAGTAAGAAACTCTATGAGACAATATCTGAGGAACTTAAGAAGAACGGCAATAGCAAGAATGGTGTGGACAACCTTTTCAACTCTCAACTTGCAGAGAGTAAGAAGTCAAAGCAAAACCTTGTGGAGACAACAATGTACAAGTCTAAAGAGGTTAATGAAACACTTGACTTTATGAAACGCCTTGACAACATCAAGTAATTTCTGAAAATTGCAAGATATTTATTTTATAAGAAAATAAAAGTTTATTAAACAAGCAAATATGCGTGAAATTTTAAACAGTAGTGTTTTCGGTAATATTGAAGCCGAGGCACAGAAGAAAATCAGACAAGACATTAATGAACGTTGGGACAGACTTGGTCTTTGTGAGGGTCTTGACGGACACCTTAAAGAGACTGTTGCAACTCTATACGAGAATCAGGCAAAGCACCTTATCTATGAGGCAACTGCTTCTGACAACAGTGGCTCTTTCGAGACAGTCGTATTCCCACTTATCCGTCGTGTATTCAGCAAACTCCTTGCTAACGACATCGTATCAGTTCAGGCAATGAACCTTCCTATCGGTAAGTTGTTCTTCATCAAGCCTGTAACTTCTGAGCGTGAGTTCGACGTAGCAGGTCTTGAGGATGGTAATGTGGGTCGCCACACAGGTCTCATGGGCTATGAGAGGAAAAACCGTCATTATATCAAAGGTCAGGCATTTGATGAAGATGATGAGCGTACATGGGAGACGAAGAACCGTTATTACCTTCCTGACGAGGTAGTTGAAACTGTACAGACCGCTGACGGTACAACTCCAAAGGTTACAACTTATATGAAGAAGACACTCTATGACCTCTTCTACAACGACTTCCTCTTTGACAACTCAAAAGGTAAGGTTACTATTAAAGTAGGTAATGCAACACCAGTTAAGATTTCTTATGACGGTAGTTATGTACCAGTTGCAAGCCTTGCTGATTATCCTGTCAATAGTCAGGACGGTTCTCTGAGCAACGTCATGCTTCAGGTTGGTGGTTTCTCTTCTTATAATGCAGGTCGTCTTACAGGTCCTGATGGTAACGAAATGGATACCGAGGCTTTCCTCGCTTCATTAAAGGTTATTTCAAAAGGCGCAATCACAGGTGCTGATGGCTTTACCACATTTAAGGCAAATGAAGAGATACCTTTCCGTGTTGTAACACAGAAATATGGTGCTCAGTTGGTTGATTATCAGGAAGACATTTGCGACGCAGAAGGTAAGATTTACATCGAACTTGACCTTACAAAGCCTTGTAAAGAACAGGGTAAGACAATCAATGGTTACATCGGTATCGACCCTGAAGCTGTTGGCGGTGATGAAAAAGAAGCAGCCGACCTCTTCAAGATTGCATGGGTACAGTACGATTCACTCGAACTTGAGACTGAGATGGGTGAGGTTTCATTCCAGCTTACTTCTGAGACTGTAAGTGTTGAGGAACGTAAACTCCGTGCAACATGGTCTCCTGAACTCGCACAGGACGTATCTGCATTCCATAACATTGACGCAGAGGCAGAGTTGACCGCTATTCTCTCTGAGCAGATTGCCGCTGAGATTGACCGTGAGATTCTTCGTGACTTACGTAAGGCAGCACCTTGGCAGGCACGTTGGGACTACAACGGCTGGCAGAGATTGAATACAACTTCTACTGTTTACACACAGAAGGATTGGAATCAGACTCTCATGACTAAGATTAATCAGATTTCTGCACAGATTCAGAAGTCAACACTTCGTGGTGGTGCAAACTGGATTGTGGTATCTGCTGAAATCTCAGCCGTATTGAACGACCTTGAGTACTTCCACGTAACCGACGCAAACGCAGAGGCAGACCAGTACAACATGGGTATTGAGAAGATTGGTTCACTTCAGGGACGTTACAAGGTTATCGTAGACCCATATTCACCACATTGGTCACTTATCATGGGACACCACGGTACTTCACTCCTTGACACAGGTTACATCTATGCACCTTATGTGCCAATGGCTCTGACCCCAACAATGTACAATCCATTTAACTTTGCTCCAATTAAGGGAATATGTACGAGATACGCTAAGAAACTTGTTAATAACAAGTATTATGGTGCAATTCGTGTTGACGGTCTTGTTTATTGGAATCCTATGGAATTACGTTAATTCTTTGGAAACTAATAAGTTAGAAATATTTATAAATAAAGGGGTTGATTTTCTCAATCCCTTTATTTTTGTTCCAATTAAAGGTATGCTATTAAAAATCAATCCCTTTAATTTCGTCCTTTTTGTAGGATTTTTTATTTTTTTAACTATTTATATTTGGATAAATGATAAAAATGTATTACATTTGCAACAAATTAAATAGAAATAATATGAAGAATAGAACAGAATTAAATGAAGAAATGATTTGCAAGGAGTATTTGGATACTCAAATTGGAATTGAAAGCCTTGCATTGAAATATCATGTTGGTAAGAAAAAGATAAAAGAGATTCTTACCAAATATAACATACCATCAAAAAAGAAGGGCTGTCAAAATCTAAAAGTTAATAATGTTATAAGTGATTGGCGAATCAACAAATTTAAAGAATTTGAGGGGAAACATTATGTTGCAATAGACAGAAACAATGGTTTTACTACAAAAGATTATGAAAACAAAGCAGGTGTTTTAACTACATATATTAATAAGGAATATAATGTCGAAATACCCACATTGTATTTCAGAAGAAGATATTATATGGAAACAGGTAACTATTGGTGGGAACAATGGTTTGACATTGTCTTGGTTGATAATTGTGAAACAAAGAAATGTCCATATTGTGATTGGGAAACTGTTGACATTTATAATAAAAGTGGAATGTTTGAAACACACTTATTAAAAACGCATGGCATAACAAAACTTGATTATTTGAGGGAATACCCTCAAGACAAACAATATTTTATTGGTGTGAGTTGTCAAAAGAATCTACAATTGGAAACTGACGCTAATAAATTTGTCACTTGTCAAATTTGTGGTAAAAAATTGGCACGAATAGATAATCACCATTTATTGACACATAACATAACCAAAGAAGAATATATTAGAAAATTTGGTTCGATGAAACTTTCAAGTAATGAATATCACAAAAGACAATCAGAAGCAAGTATTATTGCTAACATAAACATGACTTTCACTAAGAATTCAAAATCCGAATTGGAGATATTGAATTTTATTAAGGAAAAGGGTCTTGAATGTAGAAGTGACAGACATATTTTAAATGGTAGAGAAATTGATATCTATATTCCTGAGAAAAATATTGGCATTGAATATAATGGAAACAAATGGCATACTGAATGGTTTGGGAAAAAAGACAAACATTACCATTTGTCAAAATTAGAAGAATGCAGGAAAAATGGTGTTGGTTTAATTACTATTTTTGAAGATGAATATGAATTGCATAAAGAAATTGTATTAAATAAATTAGCCCATATCCTAAAAATTGGAAATGAACACATGCCTAAGTTATATGGTAGAAAATGTAAAATAAAGGAAATACATTCATATATTGCTGAAGAATTCCTTAATGTGAATCACATACAAGGGTTTGTTAAATCTACTTTATTTTTGGGCGCATTTTATAATGAAAATCTCGTTGGTGTAATGTCTTTTACCAAACAAGCGGACAATAATTGGGAATTAACAAGGTTTGCAACCGATATTAAATATAATTGCTGTGGTGTTGGGGGCAAATTGTTTAATTACTTCATAAAGAATTATGATTTTAAGGAAATAAAGAGTTTTGCTGATAGAAGATGGACATTGGATGAAAATAATAACGTATATACTAAACTTGGTTTTGTGTTTCATTCTTTTACAAAGCCAAATTACACTTATTATAATGCAAACGTCGATAGATATAAACGTTTTCATAAATTTAATTTTAGAAAAGATAACTTAGTTAAGAAATACTCTCAATTAAATCCACGTATGACCGAAACCGAAATGGTAAAGGAACTGGGTTATGACCGTATATGGGATTGTGGGTTAATAAAATATGTGTATTACAACCCAAAATATAGAAAATAATTCGTTTTAATGACATATTTATATAATAAATAATGAATAAAAACATTTGAAATGAATTTATTAGACATTTCACCTAAAACTTACAGACGGATAGTGGAGAACGTTATTAAACGTCTTGTTAAGGAAAGTGAAGAAGACAGTCAAAGTCCATTTGAGGAATATGTTAATGATTACCCCGATGGTTCTTTTGACGTTTCCGAAATGACACCCGAAGACTTAGCCGATTGGTGTAAAAATAGTGGTGATTTCTTATATATTTATCCTACTTTTCATGGTAAGGCTGTCCTAAATGCAAATACAAGAGACCTTAAAAATTCTATAATAAGTGATTTGTATAATTGTGACGGCATTGAACCTACGCATGAAGTGGATGCTCTTTTTTACAATAGAGAGAATGAATTTGTAAACACTTATGTATGCATATTCAAGATAAACGGCACTCCTGATGGTGATTATTACATAGTATATCAACAAGATAAAGACAATTCATTTAATGAGTCTATTTCACATTTGAATGAGGCATTCAATTCTTCTAATCTCAGGAATTGGTTCAAAGAACATGGTGGCGTAAAGAGATTATATACCGAAGATGAATATGGTGATTTAATTGATAAGCGTGTTAATCAAGACGGTCTTGGTGATATTACTGATGATATGATAACATATACTCAGGAATTTAATAATTATAAGGAAGCACTCTCACGAATGCGTATGCTTAGACAGAGTGACCATCGCAATATGAGAAGTTCATGGGATATGAGTTCTGTTTTCTTTATTTACAAGGCGCAAGACGGTATGTTTTTACTTGTCGGTGTTGACAGGTCTAAAATGCCGATGGGTGTTACTTGGGGTGGTGAAACAACAAAGAAAGTTGCAGACCGTCGTATGGCTAATGGTTGGAACTACAAGACGAGAAGCAACAGATATGTTGACGATTCCGACACTTATTATTATAATAGTAATGCCAAGGATTTTGGTGTTCATGACAGTAATAAATTCCTTAATAGAAAACACGACAACAAGAGAATTAAAAATAGGATGTCCGATGATGAATGGAACGAGTATATGAAGAATCGTGTCGAAAGAGTGAGAAGTTATCGAAAATAAGAAATAAAATAAATAATAACAATATGGCAAAGAAAATAATCAGACTTACAGAAAGTGAATTAAGAAATTATATCACCGAGAGCGTTAAAAAAGCATTAAACGAGGGCATGTATGGTTATCCCGATGATTGTGACCAAATAATTTTGGCTTATGAAAACGACCGTGAAAGTATGAAATACTTTGAGGATATTGCCCGTATGCTTGACAAGAAACTCAAACGTGGTGTGGAATTAGACTTTAACGCACTTGTCAACAGTTCAATATTGAAGAAATTTCAACAGTTTGTATTTAGGAATTTCAAACAGTGGCAAGATAACATGACACGTGAGACCCCTTATAATTTCCGTGCATATGTTGCAGAAAGACTTATAGAAAAAGTCAAGAATGGTGAATATGATTTTAATTAAAAAAATAAATAATGGAGGACTTTTAAATCCTCCATTATTCGTTATATTAAGTGATTTGTAACATCATTAACTATGTCGAATTCCAAGACTTTTGGATGGTTGATAAGTTCCATATTTCTATGTATTCTTAAATCTACATAATAACGTCCGGGTATCATTTCGTCCGTATTTATCAGTATGTAATTTTCATTATATCCTCTTTCAACCTTTGTCCATGAAATAAAATCATGTTGTTTTGTTCCTTCTAATACATAAATGCGGTAATCAATGCCTTCAACTGAACGTAATTGATTTGTTGTGTAAGGAATACGACATTCTATGTTCAGTTTGCGTATGTCACCACGTTTTATTTCTTCAAGGTGATTAATTCCATAAACCGAAGGAATGAATTCTGTTTCCTCATTTTGTGTCGGTAATCCGAAATTAAAATAATTATCGGGGGTTTTTGTCACAAATGATAATTCAACATCTTTTATTGGTTTGTTTTTAAAACTCAAATTTGTCCATGTATCGTAAATCATGGTGTCAGAATCATATTCTTCGGAAGAAAGGTTGACGTTTACATAATATATACCCCTTGTCGTTTGTTTTGAGGCGTATTCTGTGCCGTTTATTACACACGTTGGACAATTGTCAAGGTTTACATATTTACCGCCCACAGAGGCGTAAAAATAAAGTTTATTATCCTTATCCAAATAAAAATTAGTTCTATCATCTTCTATTGTTTCGTCATATGTTGTTTCCACATATGGTTCAAAGAAAGAATGTGTGTGTTGTGTAAAGAAACCCACATATTGTGTCTTATATGTTGACAAGGTTTCAAAAGAAGGTGCAAATGCAATACCAATACCTTGGTTTTCCAAATCCCCCGTAATAAACTTATTAAATATTTCTGTTATGTCCAATTCAATATCTTCATTTCCATAATCAAAGTGTTGACGACCGATTATTATTTTAGATAGGTTGCCATTTTTTGAGGTGAACTTATCATATTCTTTAGAAAGTGTCGCATTGCTATATATTCCTTCTTCGTCCCATTTGAAATAATCACGGTATTGAAACCAATTTGAACCTTGCTGACTATATGACTTATGAGAGCCTTCATGCAGGTCTGCAACATAATCAAAGCCCTTTCCGCAATCCCAATCCTTGTTAATAAGGAAGAATATCAAGTCAAATGAAGTTGCTCTTTCCTTTAAGTCATTCTTTATCACGTCTGTACAATATGTGTGTTTTGTATATTCATTCAATGAAGATGTATTTGTCATTTTCAGAATATGTTTAATCTTCGAGATATCAGGATATATTTTGTCTTCAACCATTTTCTTAACCTTATTATGGTCAAAGTAAATCATTGAACGTGTGAGCATACCCCCGTAATTGAGTTCAGTGACAGGATTGAGGCCTAAATTTGCGCATGAATCACTAATTAATGTATTAGATTTGGAAATATATGTCTTTGTTACTATTGCCATATTTATTGTATTTATTTTTATTATTATTAATAAATAGTTTGAAAAAAATAATGGTCAAGTTGTTCTTGACCATTTAGTTTATTCTTATGGATTCTGACAACATTTGGTCTAAATCCGTATTTAACACATTATCTTGTGGTGTCGTAAAACAAGGCGGGTCCATTGAGAATGGGTGGGTATGTGTCCTAATGACTTCTACGAGTTGTTTAAGGAAATGTATTAAATCGTCACCATAAGGCAAAGGATGACCTTGTTCGATTATTTTCAACAATTCTTCATCCGTTATTAGATAATCTCTGTCATTCAGTTTGAATGGGGTTTTTGATTGATGTGATAATAAATTTATTTTATCAGCGACAATATTTACCGAAGAATTGATTTCGTTTCCTTTTCTGTCCTTTAATTTTTTATATTTCATCTGTATATATGACAGATTTTCATCATTAAAAACAAGACAGTCTTTAGGTAATCCATTAGGATTTTTTTTGAAGCCACAACGAAGTCTAACCTCGTTGTTTTTTAAAATCAAATCAGCATTTTGCCTACCTTGTAATGCAATATCTTCCCTGTCAGGAAGTGTGCCTCTGTTTAATTCGTTTAAAGCAGGGTCAGGTAGTGGTGTTGCTTGTTTCGCATTATTTAGCAGACTTCTTGCTGAGTAGTTAAATGGGTCATAATTTAGATTATAAGGTTGTGAAATCATTGGACCTATGAACCATCTTCTACCTTTTGTAATACCTATTGTACCAAGTATTACCAGCACCATTTCACCTACTTTCGGGTTTATGTGGAAATGTTTCGGCATTAGAGGGTAACAATAAGGTAACTGTTCAATCGTCTTACAATCGTTGTCATCAGGGTCTATACGCACCTTGATACGTAATCCTGCTTGGTCATCAATAACTGATAACACTTCACACTCTCTGAAAATTATATTATCATTAACCATTATTCTTGCCTTGTCTTTTGTCTAATATCCCTTTTACTTCCACATACTCTTGTGAAAGTTTTACCATTACTTCGTGCGCCTTAATCATCTTAGCACGTTCTTTCTCATATTTTTTGGTAAGATTGTCACATTCTTCTTGAAGACGTGAATTCGAAGCCATGTTCCAATTTATTTTTTCTTCTGTTTTTTTCATATTATTGTAAAAGTCCATATATATTTATTGGGAAAGTATTGACAGATTTTACAACGACAGGTCCACCTGAGTTTGACCCTGTTCCTAAACTGCTTACAACACCTGATTCAAGTGCACATGTAATCTGTGCATTGTCTTTGAATTCCTTTACGATTTCCTCAGAGAATATTCTTACGAATTTGTTTATTTTGTTAGGTGTGCCATCAGCATTCACCCCCGTTTCAATACCTGCTTCAGAAAGTCGTTTTATAACTGCGCTTGTGAGTGCAATTGCCGATAGACCGGGACGGTTTTTAACCTCACATATCAATAGCAATGGAGCGATTACATTGTTTAGTTTGGGTCTTGCGACATTAAATGCCTTGTCTATCGTTTTTGCTATGTTATTAATCCAATTCATCTTATTTAACAATCACTATTTAATGGTTGTGCTTCTTCTGTTATGATGTCGGCATAATCAACATCGTCGATGTTAAAGTCATATTCGTCACCATGACTTTTGAAACACTCAATTATTTTCAATATTAACCTTGTGTAGTATTTTGCTTGTTCATTAGTTAACAATACACGCACATCATCTGCTAATTTTTCTATTTGCTTTTTAAGTTCTGTAACAAAAAATTCCAATATTTCATCACGTATTGCACGAACGATATTTACGAATAACTGACGGTAATTGCCAATAAACTGTTCAATTGTAAGGCTTGTCTCTGCACCCATTACCTTAAGGTTTATAAGTAAAAGAAGATAAATTTTTGGTGAAAGTACTGAACTAACCATAACATATGCAAGTTCACTCAATAAATTTTCAATAATGTTTATACGGACACCGCCATTTATTTTTTCATCTTCTGTGTAATTTACGTTTGAAAGTTCTTTGGTTATGTCAATCAAACCCCCTTCGATTATGTTTTCAATTTCTTCTTTATTTGCCGAGGAACTTATATTGTTCAAATGATAAAGTATGTCTTCCGCATTAACTTTAACAGCACTTGTTGCTTCACCATTTAATGTTAGTAAGCCTGCCTTTCTTAATTCGGCTTTACGTGACATTGCTTCATAATCGTCATTAGTAAAGGTAAAAAAACAGTCGGATACTTCTGCATCATCTGTTTCTATCACCATTTTTACCATTTTTTTAACTTCTTCCCTTATAAGTTGCTGTTTGTATGACAAATTCATGTCAATTGTTAAAATACCAGTAATAGCATCCAACAATTTTGAAGCAAGTACTTTTTCATCAAATAATCTTAACGACTCTAAATAGTCATAATTGAATTTAAGAAGTGTTTTGTGGTAATAATAATTTTTCGTTATACCTTCCCAATATTCTAATCCACCGTCTATTAATTTGCTGATTTGTGTTTGAAATTTGCGTTTATTTTCATATAAATTTTGTCGTATATTTTCTAAACCCGAAATTGAGTTATTGATTTCTTCAATCTGTGTTATATAAGAATTATATTCTCTTTTATATGTCTCTTCGTCAATTTCTTTAGCGGATAATTTATCATCAAGTGTTTGTTTTTTTGTCTCAAATGTTTCACGCTCAAATTGTTTGTACTCAATTTTGCTTTCATTCTCTTTTATATTATCATTAGTTGCTTCCAATTGTTTTTCATAATCTAATAGATTTTTTTTATCAGTAAGATTTTCTCTTGTGTCACCAATAAACACATGAAGGCAATTGTTATATGGTGTATGCATTTTCAAATCATTTCCTTCAGAATCTTTTAAAGAAGAAGAATTCTCTTTATATTCCAATGTTAAGATACCGTCACTTTTTTTGTCCTTTTCAGTTTTTCTGGTTTTGGTGTCATCAGAGGGGAAATCCCTGAATTCGCCTTCTTGTCTGTTTTTTAATGGTTTCCATGAATATCTTCTATGTGATTCGTTTATTACATACCAAATAAAAGCATTCATATCAGTTGAGTTCTTCAAGTCACCCATTTTTGCACCTTCTGTACCAAAATAGAAATAATTGCCAACCTTTTTATCAAAAGGTGAATATTTTAACAAATCAGAGACATCTATTTCATTTATATTAAAAACAATGCCTTCTTTTATTATTTTATTAGATAACAAAGGATTTACAGAGCAACTGAGCATGTCTTTCAATTGCGTAAGTAGCAAAGCTTTAATGGCATTTTCTATGACAGGTAATTGGTATGTAATAAATCTTGCTATAATTTTGATTACAAAGTTATAGCCTGATGTTGACTTGAACAATTTCATCAGAAAAGACAAGGGATTGATAGAACTTTGAAAATCTATACTTTCTCTTGCATTATCTAATGCGGGGTATTTGTTAAGTATCGTTAAAGCCGAATTAATGATACCAAGAGCCTCATTTGTTTTTTCTTTTACGTTCGCCATTACTTCAAGTGGTATTTTTCTACATTTTCTTCATTGGTTGTATCGCCATTATCAACTAAAGCGTTAGTTATCTCTTGCCAATCAGGTAGTTCACCTTCTGTTACTGCTAATTTGACGTTACCGTTAAACTTTAATATTTCAGACATTAGTTTGGCAATATCGAGTTTTCTTCCAATTGCTTTGTCCTTATTGGTTATGAAATCATTCATTGCTTTTGCATATTTTGCCTTAGCATCAACAATTTCGTTATTAAGTTCAACGGAATTTGCGAGTTTATTCATTTCATTCTGTATCTCAACAATATTCTTGTCGGCTTCTTCATACAACTCTTGTAATAACTCTTCAATTTTTTCAACTGAATTGAGTTTTAGTTTGTATCTTTTTGCTAATTTACCTGCCATATATCTTTGATTAAAAAATTAATATAATTATCTATAATTATTGTTCATTAATCATTTTTTTCTTTGTGAAAATATATAAATCCTTATATTTCTTTATACTCTCACGTATGTCTTTCGTTGGTAAGTCGGTGTAATCCCTTATAAATTGCAAAACGCACGATTTGTTGAATTTTTTACTACCGAGATATTTGAATATTTCTTCCCAATTCAACATCATTTCTAATAGTGCATTACCGACTTTTATTTCATTGGTGGTAAGTTTAGAAGCGGTTTCAGGCAGTAACATTTCCTGCAATTCGGAAATTGTGTTATTTATTAATTCATTATTAAATTCTATTGTTTTTTTCTCCTGATTCAAATCAGTACGGTTATCATATTTGGAATTAGGATACAACAAATCGTATGAAATCTGCCTTTCCAATTTTTTACTATATTGTGTGCGTTTTAAAATCAGATAGTTTTTACATATAGTACCACAATATGAATATGCTTTTTTATTTTTTGTTGTGTCAAAATTATTTATCTTAGTAATGAGAAATGACATTGTATCAAAAAACGTATCTTCAAAATCTTCGTCGGGTGTAAAAAGTTTATAACGCCTCATTATACTTTCAATCATTTTGGTGAAAGGGAAATAAAGTTTCTCAGAGAAAATCTTGTCTTTGAGTGCCTGATTTGTGGCATTAACATATTCGACAAAAGCCCTTTCCTCTTCTTCGCCAAAATACACCTTTTTATTCGGATTTGGTTTTCTTCCACGTTTTTTGGGTTGTTCTGAGACAGTTGAAACAGTAGTTTTATCTACTGTTTCATTAGTCTTGTCTTTTTCCTTTACACTATTGTCCATTACTTTTTGTCATTCTTTTTCTTTTTATCTATAACAGGTGCGTGTTCCTCTTTTGCCTTTTTGAACCAATTGTTTATATCTTCATCTGTTAAAGTGTTGTTATATTCATCGGTAAGACTTCCCTTTCGTCCGACACAATGTACATAGCCTTCTTTTGGAACAACATACACTTTGAGTCCTTTTTTGGTAAGACGTAAAAGGTATTCATAATTAAATGCCACCTTTATTGAAGAGTCAAAACCTCCTATTGTGTTGAAATCCTTTGTATTGAATATGCCACCTGTTAGATTAAATGAAGGATAATCTTGTAGGCAGTCGAAATCAAGAAAGCCTATTTCAGAAGAGAAAGAATTAGTCCACGCAATTTCATTAATATACTGAAAAACTTTGTGTTCAGGATTTGACATTACGTTTATTGGGAGAAATAACGAAACACTTTCATTTGTAAAGTAATAATCGTGTGCCATTTTAAACCAATTCTCTCTATAAATGTCATCAAATTCAAGTATTGAGAAGAAATCAGTTTGTACTGTCTTTGCTGCAAGATTTATTTGTGTACAAAAATCTTTTTCTCCATCATTAACCAAGAATGACAAACCTTTATATTTTTTGAAATTTGCATTTTCATTAATTGTTTCCTTAACGGTAGTAGGACAGATTATCATTAAAGGTAATTTGCCATTCTTGTATGTTTGTCTGTTCTCCAACACGCTGTCTAATGCTTTTTGGAGTAGTGTTTCTACCTCATTATCAAAAGTATGTAATGGTACTATGATTGTTATATCAGTCATGAAAAATTAATTTTTGGTTTTTATTGTCAATTTAACCTCATTGAGTTCGTCAATACGACATTTAACATAATCGTTAATCATGTTCTCAACATTTTCTTCCCATTCTTGTATCGTATACAACTCATTGAGTTTATCCATGTTATCATAAAGAATCTGTGGTATTTTATCCTGCATCCACGAACCTAACACTTGAGATAATGCATCAGGTATCGTATTTATATCATAAACCCACACACCGTTATCAATTAAACCATTACTATCACCCATCCATTCAGGCAAGTGTTCAGGTATTTTGCCTATTACGATATTTCCACTACGGATGGCTTCAACAGCTGAATAGCCAAAAGGTGTATCGTTATCTACCCATATTGTGATTGCCCCCTCCTGTAAATAATCGGCAAACTCTTCCTTTGTATAACCACGCAAATCTCTGAATGTTATAAATTTGTACATTGGATATTTCCAATAGAACTGCTTGATTATTTTATTCACATCTTCTGTTTTCTTCGTAACAATATTAACAATAAGTTTTTTAGGCTTTAGTGGTTTCCTAAAACAAGGACTAATACATGGTGCTAATACTCTTGTTTTTGTATATGGGAAAATGTCGTTAATAAGTTTTGCCTGTTGCTGTGTGTTAGTGATAACATCACGTATACCATATGTTCCCCATTCATCATTAAATGGAATAAATTCAGTTATATGGTCAAAATTATGCATGATAACAATACGTTTGCAAGGTGCTTTGAATTGGTATGTCTGTTTCATCAATCCTGAGAATACTTCGGGTATAAAAAGGAAATCAGCAGGTCCTACTGTCCATTTAGATTTTGATATGTTTAAGTGTTTAAGTTTTGAATATTCCTTTCCCATCCATTCTCCGACACCATGAAAGATACGACGTTCATCAATTGGTTTTTCCTTACGTTTTAATTCCATGACTTCACTTTTGGCATATTCATTTTCCATCTGGTACACCATCTTTACCTTGTATTTCTTGTCTTGAAGTGTCTTCGCTATTTGATAAATGTATTGCATAGTACCATTAGGCACGTTTTTGGAATCCACAACGAAAAAATATAAAGTAAAATCTTTGTTTTGGAGGGAATTAATCGTTTCCTCTATACGTTCGATTGCGTTTTTGTCTTTACTCATTATTAAAGTCAGTTACTTCTATTATTATTTTTTTATCTAATAAACTGTTAAAGGCTATTTTCTGCCCTATGCTAAATTCTTCTACAGTATGTTGCGTAATTATATTACCGGCTGCATCACTTGTCATAATTAAGATATTGTTAAGTAATGCACGCACAAAGTCATATCTTATATTGTTTAATGTATCATTTAAGGTGGACTTGTTCTCAGTTATGTCCTTTTCTACAATATCTTCATTATCAACAGCGGGATAACTAAACTGTGTTATTACATTGATATTTTTTTCAGCAGAAGGTGTTTCGACGACCCAAGCCATTACTGCATCCATATCTATCTTGTAATATTTGCCGTCTATACTAAGCATTCTCTATTAATGTTATCAATGTCTTATTTTCATCTTTTATCAATTCTTCCATTGAAGTGAATACATGGTCAGCCTTGGTTTCTTTGTTATAAGGCGCTTCTATCTTAAATGAAATCTTGCCTTCAGGCTTCGCATTTAAAAGATTTGGGTTGGCTGTTATTATAACATCACATTTATCCCACATCTTAAAACTGTCGGTTGGAAACTCAATATTTCTAACACGGCATCCAAAACAAGCAAGGAATGAAAGTGTCGATTGAATTGAAAGATTCATTTCAAAAGGACTGAAAAGAATTATTTCAGGTGTTTTTTCTCTATCGAAATTCATTAATGTATTTTGTGTCCAAAGATTGAAATCAGAAGCCAAAGTCCTACTCATTACTGGTGCTCTGCCAAATAATTCAAAAGCACAATCCTCATATTTGAATTTGTTGAAATTCATTCTGCTTGGTCTGTTATTTTCGTCAAGGAATGGGAAAACTTTCAAAAAATCAAAATCTGTAACATTTTCCAATTCAATTTCAAAATCAGGGTTTATAACCTTTTGGTACATTTTTATAAACTGACCAGTCGTATCTCTTAATACGTCATTAATATCTATTCCTATTGTCATATCAATCTATGTATGCGCTAATCTCTTTATTTTCAATATTATAAAAAGCAAGACGTGGATAAGCATGTTCCAAATTTAGTTCTTTTCCACATTTTTCACAAGTGTGCTTACAAATACGTTCAAGTGTAAATGGATTAAACATTGCAGGTACTTTGCTTATAAGTTCCTCACCACATTTAGGGCAATATGCATGAATAACCTTTACACGTGTTATATCTTCTTCGGATGTCTTCAAATCCTTTTCCTTAATATTTTCAATTTGCTTTAACTTGGCTTCGTAAGCATTTTTCATGTCAACCGAAGATTCACGTAGTTCTTTTAATTTTTTTACATAGTCTGAACGCTGTGTCTCATCCAGGCTTGTTTCTTGGGGAAAATCATTATTAATATTTTCTTTTCCTGTTTCTACAACTTTTCTATACTCATCTAATATACCACCCATTATGAAATATCGTTTTGTAATTTATATTCTTCTAAGTCAAAATATCTGAAACCTTGAAAACCCTTATAGGGTATGTCTTCTTCCAAATAATGAAACGGTCCGCTACGTTCTATGAATTTTCCTTTCCATTTCTTGTCTGTCGTTGTACAGACGAAATCTTTTTCAACAAAACCGACAATTTCCATCCATCCCATTATTCGTCCGTTATGTACAACATAACATTTGTCACCTTTATTTACACCCGTTGGAAAGGCATGAACTTTAAAATTGAGATTTTGTTTATAGTTTGAAACCTTATCGAGTTCCTTTTCATAATCAGACCATTTTACTGAACAAGGGAGTGTAATTATTAATGACCTTTGTTTTTTGATAATTTCGTTTATTATTTCTTTCAAACTTACACAATTCAGCATTTTATTTTTATAAAAATAAGTTTATTTTCTTAGTTAATCAAATGTAATATTCTTATCTTTATCACCATCAAAATATGAGAAATTAAAATTTTTGGCTTTTAATAAAATAAGTTTGTCAAGGATTTTTTTTAGGTATTTGTCTGCCATACCTTTTTTCATATAGGCAATAGTCATATGTGGGTTATAGTCCTTATATTCACTATGTGTTTCAAACTTATCAACGATTTCCTTGTTTGTATCTTTAAGTGCCTTTGATTTTACCGCACATTTTAATACATCAAACTTCTCACATTCAAATTTGGAAATGTCAGTCAAAACAATATCATATTCATTGATTGGCTTTAAATATGATTTCAGTTTGTCTATATCAATATCATTATCAAGACACGGAACAAGTGTTACATGACTTTGTTTCTCTAATCCATAGTCTTCATTGTCTTCTTCTGTGTATAGTTCCCTTGACGGTATCTTCTTCTGTAAATTCTTAATAATGGACGGAGTTTCGTAGTCCACCATTAAAAAAGCATATTCTCTGTTTGTATTTTTGTGTTTCATATTAAGTTATTTTTCTTTAATTCTTTTTTAAGGCACTCTGAACACAATCTTTTTCCAAATGTCTGTTCAGCAATCTGCATATCCATAAATTCCAACACCTGTGGGTTTTCATTCTCTGTCTTTTCCTCTGTTATATCCCTACCTTGATAAGCATTTATTTCTTGCATTAGATTGTAATCCAAAAATATTTTCTTACCACATTCCTGACAAGTATAGACCTTTACAGTATCATAGTCAAAGAAATTAGCAACTGTCTCTTTCTTTTCCTTGTTTTTATACTTTTCATCCATAGTCTTTGAATAATAACGTTTTGTTAAATCCAAATTGTCTTTTGTGAATGTTGCCTTAAACCTTAGAATATAATGGCCATCAAATTCAACAATTTCTTTGAAGAAAATGTTATTAAACACAAATTTAACCAAATCAGGTAATCTGTATGCATGATGTGTAATGAAATTTATTTCTTCAAAATCCAATATATCAGATTTTATTTTTTCATCACGTATTTTTTCCACCTCTCGCACAAACCCCTTTGATTTGAAATCTTTATCATTCGGATACTTTGACACATATAAATCAAGTATCATGTGTGTATCATCAAATTTTTTTACATCAAGCCTTGTTAAATATTGTTCAATCTTGTAACGAGGTACAAATTTACGCTTTATCTTAATACGGTACTCTTCTCTCTTGCCACGACCACCAACTTGCTGTAAAGTTTCACCTACACTTTCTGTTAATACATCATTTGGCTGTATTGTGATAAGTTCCAAGCCATCACTATCATCATACTTCATAAATTTATTATCTTGTGTGTCTTTCTTCAAAGCAAGTGTAGGTGCATAATATTCAAAACCTTTCGATTCCTTTTCAACCAAGAAAGTCCTGTATCTTAACTCTTCGACTTCTTGTGTAACTTCGCCCTTTAAAAGCGCATTTGAAAGACGTTGGTCTTCAACTTCTTTTGTTATAGTCGTACCATTTGTGGTTGTTATGCCACTTTGTCTTAAAATACTATCTTCCGTTGTCTTCATACCATAGAAAAGGCTATCAAGGAAAATAATCATTTTATCTTTAATTTTATTAAACCACTGTTTCATTAAGTCTCGCCTTTATTTCTTCAATTATTTTTGTACGGTAATTATTCAGAAGGTTAAGTTCCTTATTTAATTTTATTTCTTCTGCGTCGGCTGTTACTTTTGAGTTTAACATCACTCTGTCAATTAGACTCTGTGTCAGTCGATAAAAACTTTCAATCTCACATATTGACAGAGTGCTTAATTTGTCTAATTTCTTTTTTGCCATGTTTTATTTATATAATTTTATATAAAATTAACCTCTGTTCTACATTTTATCAAACAAAAAAAAAATGGGAAGAATATATAACACTTTTCAGCAAAACACATTTTTTAGTCGTAATTCGATATTTATAAGCAGATATGATAATTTAACTTATTAATAAAATCAAATGAAATATTTAAAACGTTTCAAAACACACTCTGATTACGAAGAATACATAAATGGGGGGGCTGTTTTACCCAATGTTTCATACTGTAAGGATGAAAGAGATGTACACTATAACCCTTGGACACCACCACCACATGATTATTCTCAAGATTACTTTACTATGGTAGTAACAGTTGGTGGTGATGTTGCATGGGCAGGCAGAGAGAATAATGCCCTATATTACTCAAAAGATAACGGTAAGACATGGTCTGAACCAAGCGATGGCATGACACTATCAGTTAATGAGGGTGATAAAGTGTTATGGAAAGGTACAGGTTATTCATCTCAAGGTCTTGGTGTGTTTAGTGGCAGTACAAATCTAAGATACACCGTTGAAGGTAATGTAATGTCCTTGTTATTTGGAGACGGTTTCAAAGGAAAAACAAGCCTTGAAGATAAAAATGATGCATTCCTAAAAATCTTCTATAATAACAAAAACATAACAAGTGCTGAAAACCTATCATTACCAGCTACGACACTTGCATATAGTTGTTATAATTCTATGTTCTATGGTTGTTCAAATCTTGTATATGCACCGAAAGTACTTCCTGCAACAACACTTGCAGATAATTGTTATGCAGACATGTTCAGAGATTGTACAAGTCTTGTTACCGCACCTGTATTACCCGCAACAACACTTGCAAACTATTCTTATTATCAATTATTCTTGGGTTGTACTTCACTTAATTATATTAAATGTCTTGCAACAAATATATCAGCATTAAATTGTCTTAGTGAATGGGTAAGGAACGTTGCGTCTACAGGTACGTTTGTAAAAGCAGCCTCGATGACCTCATGGTCTACTGGTACATCTGGTATACCGTCAGGATGGACTGTGGCTGATGCTTAAATACAATTTAGTAATAAACACAACAACATACGAGCAATCATCCCAAGTGGGTGGTTGCTTATTATTTACTGTAATTTCGGGAATAACTGTTATATATTTATCAAACAAAAAAATCGATGGCACTTATACCACCGATTTTAAGACTATTTCTTCAAATATAATATTTGTGTTAGTTTGTTCCTGTATGACCGAAGCCCCCATCTCCACGTTCAGTCTCTTTAACAATTTCGTCAACAATCTCCAATTTTACTGACCTTGCATTGAAAACAGGCATTAATACTGCTTGTGCAATTCTTTCTCCATTACTTATAACGACATCTTCATTTGATAAGTTAATAATCAAAATGCATACTTCTCCCGTATAATTCTCATCGACAGTGCCAGGTGTATTTATGACAGTAATACCTTTCTTTATTGACATACCACTTCTTGGTCTGACTTGTATTTCTGTATTCTCAGGTACATCAAAATATAATCCCGTGTGAATCATCTTACGCTCAAATGGTTTGAGTGTTATGATATAGTCTTGTATAATCATATCATATTCACCACCATTTTCTAACGTGATATATGCACGTAAATCAAAGCCACTACTTGCATTGTCAACATATGCAGGATTTTGGTTGTTTGACTTGTTGACAAATTTTAAAACTTGTTTTTCCATTAATCTTTATTATTCTTTTTGAAAATAGTTATTGTTGTAAATTGATTTGCTGTTTTTACAATTTGTGATAATGGTGTAGTAAAAGCAAATGTTTCATCCTTTTCCTTATCTAAGATTTTCATTGCTTCCCATTCTTCTTCCGTGAATTCTATTCCACATTTACTACAGATATACAAACTCCTTTCGCCCATTTTTAATGAGGCTGTTAATGAAGGATTAAATTCATAGAACATACCCTTGTTTATCTTCCATTGTTCGCTTGTCGGTACAAAAAGTTCACATTTTGATATGTGTTGTAATAGCAATACCTTAAGCATACTTTCCTTGCTTACATATATATCTTCATGCTTAAGTCTACCCTTGTCATTCATACCAAAGGCATTTTCGTTTATGTGGTTTGCAATTACACAGAGTTCATAAAGAACGATATCAAGTAGAGAGCCTTGATATGCACCACCACTACTTTCATTCATTGCGAATGAAGCAAGTTTGATTTTTTCACCATATTCTTCAATTAATTTCTCCGAATAGCATCCGTATTTCTTTAACTGTTCTATCCAAATAAGATAGTCTTTGTTGATTTTTTCTTCTGTCAGTGCCATAAAAAAAAATATTTGCATTATTATTTCAAATGCAAATATAATATATTTTTAACTAAAAACCAAATTTTTTACCATAAATATATTCTTCTCCATAAATTAATAACATGTTTTAAATTTTCTAAACGTCTTTTAACCTCTGAGGAATTATCATTTTCAAGGAAAACAATTATTTCATTGATTAACCTGTTTGCGACTGCACAACGGTCATCCATTTCACGCAAATTATGGTATATGAATAAGGTCTTCTTAATTTTGTTAAAAAAATTAAACATAATTATTTCTTCTTGCGTTTACCTTTATATTTCATTACACATTCAAAAACATTGTCGTCATTATCAACAAGGTAAAAATTGTCTTTGAAACTGAGATATTTCATTGAAGGAACGTATGCCTGATGCCCCGCACTTTCATTAAGACTTGTTTTGAATTCATTTCTCAAGTCCTCTTTCGCTTCTTTAAGACATTCTTGGACTATTGCCTTGATAATGCCATAGTCAACATTACTGCTTACAGGTTGAGAAGGGGTAAGACCTTCGTTAAGTTTCATTCTTTCCTCTTTCTCCTTTGTCTCTACTTTTTTAAGTACATTGACGGCATTTTGAATACCCTTGTTTGCAATCTTTTTCTCCAATTGTGTCATTCTTGTATCTTCAATCGGCTTTAAGTCCAAAGGATTGTTTATTATTGATTCAACGATTTCTTTCGGAATGTTTCTACCTTCCAAATTGATTGCAGGTCTACCTCCTTGTGATTCGATTTCCTTGAGACGTTTCATTTCCTCTTCCGCATTATACTTGTGGCTTTCCTGCTCCTGCAACATATTTTCAGGTATTGAACCAAAAACCTGAGAATCATATTGTTCAATCAACCTATCTAAATCCTGTTGTGACGCAACTCTACGTCCACCGCCATTATTGCCTGTTTTATGTATCTGTCCAGCACCCTTTTCCAATTGGGTGTTTATCTGTAACATTTTTTCAATAGAATTTGCCATTTTAATTACTTAATTTAAACTTATTTTAAATAAAAATAATATTCATTTATCTTTTTTTCAAAAAGTTATCTTTTTGATATGTTGTCCAAATCTATTTTTCTTGGATTTTCCATTTGTTGTCTGAAACGCTCCATGTTCTTTTCCGTATCGGTTTTGTATATATCTTCTGACGGATTTTCATCTGACATCTTTTTATTCAAATCAGAAAGTGACATTGTCTTATTATTAAGAGTATTTCGTAATTTTTCTAAATCTTTTTTGGTTTCTTCTTCTGATTTGGGGTTTGGTTTAGAAGAAAATTGTGATAAGTCTATTTTTCTTGGATTTTCCATTTGTTGTCTGAAACGTTCCATATTCTTTTCCGTATCGGTCTTGTATATATCCTCCTTAGACTTAGGTCCTGTTTCTTGTTTTTGTGGGAGTTTTTTGAAAGCGTCATTTGTCTTAATGTCAGACAATGTTATTGGATTTTCCATTTGTTGTCTGAAACGTTCCATATTCTTTTCCGTATCGGTCTTGTATATATCCTCCTTAGACTTAGGTTGTGCTTCGGGTGTTTTAATATCATTTTCTTTGTCAGTGAATTGTGCAATTTTATAAACAACTGACATTGTTTCATCACCATTTTCATTGAAATCACCAATATTTTGATAATAAAAATCGGCAGGATGTGTAAACGTTTGCTTTGTAGGTTGCCATGCCGATATACGGTCTAACCTGAAAAATTTCCAAGACGGAACACGGGATGTCGTATCACCGAACGGTTGGAAGGCTCTGATACATGGATTTCCCGCTTTTGTTAAGCCATATGCGTAAACTTCTATCACTCTTGCCCCTGTATTGTTATCTTCACCTTTTGAATGATAGTTGATAATGATTCTGTTATGATTATCAATTGCACTTTCAACATCTTTAACAGAAACCGATTCCGTTAATAATATTTTATTTAATATGTTTTCAAATAATTTCATTTATATATTTTTATAAAAAAATAAAAACCCTCTATAATAAATAGGAGGGTTTTTTGTAAAATTTGAGAACTATATACCTGTTGACTTTTTTCAATACAATTCATTTAAATGTGTTTGTATATAACGAATAACATTTGAAGCAGTTCTGCGATAGTTTGTCGTACCATATTTGTAACCAAAATCATCCAATGCTTCATCCGTTATAAAATCATTTATCAAATCGGCAATTTCCATTTCGATATTGTCAATATGACCCAAGTCATTTCCATTAAAATCTTCAGCATCATACATTGTAACAACTCTATTTACTATTTCAATAAAGTCATTATCATCAAGAAAATCATCCATATTATGTCCTGAATGCTTCATACTTACATATTCATTTATCACCCTTTTAACAGATTCAGAAATCATATGTTTTAATTCTGATTCTTTCAATCTAATTGTTCTTCGCATATCTTTATTTGTAAAAAATATCACATTTTATATTAAATACCATAGCAAATTCTCTTAGTCTTAGGATGATAGCCATTTACGAACTGTCCCTCACGTACATTACGGCTTGTGTCAACAGAGAAAAGAGAATAAACATTATTCTCATTATATAAACTACGTGATAATGCCTTGTTACGTGCTGCGTTGTCGCAATCATTACCCGCACCGCTTGATATCGCAGTGTCAAAATTTGAATAATTTATCTGATTGATTGTGCCATGGCAATTAGGCAACCAATGTGAGTGGCCACCATGCCCGGTACCCTTACCATTTCCTGAACTTGCAAGTGCATCAGGATGTAATGCGCTATATTGATTATCTCGTTGGTAATCACTTCTTGTTTCCTGTATGTGTCTTTGTTCCATAGACACGTATTCTAAACAACTCTGCATATTCTTATGTATTTTGTGTCCTTTATTTTATTATAAATATTACATTACGTCATTTTCGTTTAAAGAATCTGAAAATTGTTTATTTACCACTTCTTTTAGAATGTTTCTCTGTTCTTCGGAAATAATAATTGTGTGTTTTTTACTTTCATATTTCAAAGAAGTGTTATTTAACACGTTTCTATTTACATTCTTGGTATTGAACTTAACTTGTGTTGGTTTGTTTTTCTTTTTGTTTTGTCTGTCCTTCGAATGTGACTTTATAAAAGCATTGCTGATACCGGCATCCTTTTTGGCTTGCTTGAAATCGTGTACTGCTTTGGTTGCTGTATTTAAGGTGTTATTAACCCATGTTTTCATTGCGTCGCCTCCGTTCAATATATACTCGAATGATTTGTCTGTACCTTTATATTTGTCAAAAAAGTTCTTGATGCGTTTCATTTCATTATAAGATATGTTATCCATATCAAGAATATTGTTCAGACGTTTATATCCTTCAATTGTTTTATCGCCTTTATATTCTTCCAATGTTTTCTGAAGTATTTTTCTGACTCCATCGGGCAAAGGAAATACACGGTTTTTTAATTCTTTATTACTTTCTGTTATAATGTGAAGCATAATATCACTGTTTTAGTCATTATTTGAAATGTTTTTCCTCATTTGATATGTTAAACCTTTGTTTTTGTTAATGTTCTTATCAATGTTTTTCTGTAATCTGTAAGGCATTGAAGAGGAACTTAATGCTTTGGTCAATTGGTTAAGTATCACTCCCTTTTTCTTGGCATTAAGATTATTTTGGTTAATGGCATCTAACAATAGTTTAATTCTATCTTTTACAATTTCAGGTATCTGTATTGTGTTAGTTTGTTCTAACTCTTCATTATCAAAAGCATCCACTTCACCAATGTCGTCAGCATTGTCTTGTTCTTTGTCAATATTAACTCCTTCACGCATTGTTCGAGGATAGATGTTGCCATATGAACGGTATCTGTTCCATCCTTGTGGCGTGAGTGTATCTTGTATTTTGTCACCCATTACAGGCTTGCCGTTGTCTACACCGTCAATTTTACCATCCGCTGATATATTGACTTGTGCATCATAAGGTTTTGTGTCATCATCTGAAAGGTATGTGAATTCTTTGTCCATTTCTTCTTGTATTTTTCGATACTGCCTTTCAGTTACTCTGATTTTTTTATTCATTGTTATTAATTTTTTACAAAATATTTATATTAATAAATACATTTTAAATTTTAATAGATGAGTAATATACTGAATCATAATAGAAATATATTTCAATTCGACATAAACAAAGAAGACTATTGGGATTTTCAATTATGTATTGACAATGCTTATGATGATTTTGGTGAAGGGTTGGTTGAACGTTGTTTGTCTGCCTATATTGATTTGTCAGATGATGAATGTATTTGGTTTGACAATATATATTCCAAAAATCATTTTATTTGGCAAAATGCCGTTAACAATGGTGTAGAACTTAATAATTTCGGTTATACATCTGTTGATAATGGTAAGACATATTATGAGAAAGACAGAATTAGCAATAAAGAATTTTTCAAGATATACACAGATACTACATATCAAACAGAAGAAGATGACTTCAAGTTAGTTTTAAGTAAAGTCAAAGGTAATCAACAGATTTATGACTATTCTAATGACATAACCTTTTGGAATGATACTTTTCAAGTCTCCAAATTAAACGGTGGTTGGTATCAGGGATTCTATTGTGCGAATGATGGAAAGGAATATAAAGTATTGCCTACTGATTTAGGCAGTGGATGGAATTTGGAATTTGTAATAAATAAAGAGGACTTTGTTAATGAAAAACGTACAATGAATGATGTCTATCCTGAAAACAAGGGTATATTCTTCTATATTGGTACAAGAGCAGAAAATAAGTGGTGGATAAAATACCTTACTGACCATGATTTTGATTGGTGTAAAAAAACAGGCTTTGCTGATGATTATGTCGAAAAGACATACAACGATGATATACATTTAAATGACGATTATTTCAAAGCACTTGTAGAAGTATATGAAAGTGAAGGCTATTTTGGTGACAATTACATTGTAGAACAAGAAAATACAAATGAAAGTGCCTTTGAAAGTGATTATACAAAAGAAAAGCCTTGTAATATATGTGCCGATTATGTTACTGACGGATATTATGAAGAGGAAATGGTTATTGATGAAGACATGAAATTAGATACTGATACAGGTTACGATATGTATCAACCTAATATCGTCAGAAAAAAGACGGATAACAAATTTCTTATTTTTGACAGGACATGTGATGGTCAAACCGCAGACAAATGGGATGAAGAAAATACCGAGGTATTTCTTGAATATATTAAAAAACCCGAAATTGGCAACTATTTTAGACTTTTTCATCATGGGTGTGATGGTTATGATGTAAATAAAGTTAAGAAAGTCTTGGAAAAAGAAAACAAAAGATACAATGTATTGAAAGATTTGTATAGGAATGCTTTTGCATTACAAATAAAAGATGACGGTACAATTGGTTACAAATATCTTGTAAAGGATTGTGACAAGGAACAAGAAGATTATAAAATAGAAAGTGAATTTACGACAAATAGTGTAATTAACGAAAAAGAATGGTATACAGTTAATGTAAAAATACAACCTTTGAAACATAAAGATAAATCCGATGATATCTGTCTTTCACCTAACAGTTTTCTCGATACTATGCAAATAATGATTTATGTAAATGGTAAACTTGTTTTGGTATCAAGGGAATTACCGATTTTTAATTTCAAACTATTAGATGATTTGGAAGAAAAACAGGAAGGCGTACCTTTTAATATATCATTAGGGGGCGGAACACAAGGATTGGCAGAGGTTGTATATCTTAATTACCTGAAACTGCCTGAATATATTTTACCTTTAGAAAAAGAGTTTGGCGGAAGTTTCATTGGGTGGATAAAAAGTTTTAAATTCTATACTTGTCCCTTAAATTATTATGAAATACGACAAAATTATAATTTTAATAAAATAATTTGATATTTATTATTAACATAAAGTACATATTATAAAGTTCATGAACGGAATAACATATTTTAGACTTGTATCACCTTATGAAGGTGACATTACAAAGAATTGTGCATTAACAGGTTCAGAAGTAGATAACAATTTCTTCACTTTAGAGGGCAGAGACATTAAATCTGTTGAATTGGTGAATGACAAGATTGTTGTAAATTTAGTGAATGGTAAAACCATAACAACTGACCCTTTGACAGAAAATTGTGTAAAAGACTTGGAAATAAGTTTTGATGAAGTCAACGGTATATTAACAATTATCAAAGATGGTGTGACACAAACTATTACAGGTTTCGCAACAAGTTATAACACAGGCGAAGCAATTTCAGTTGATGGAACACTTGTTGGTAATGGTTTGGCAAAATCACCTGTTGGTATATCTCCTGTTACTAAGACTGGTCAGTACCGTCCTGTAAAGAGGATAGTGCGATATACAGATGGTGAAAAACTTCCAAAAAAGCCAAATTTATTTCCTGGCGATAGATACCTGACAGTGGAAAATGTAAATGATTATGGTTATCTGTATAATTATGAAGGACTTAAAAAGATAGCATGTCAACTCCGTGAGGCTAATTCTCCTTGGAGAATACCAACAAAGGCAGATTGGGACGATATGCTCAATGCGGTAGAACCAAACGAGGATTTCAGAAATCATAATGACGCAAGGACAAATAAATTCCTTGGACGTTTCGCTGGTAAATTCCTTAAATCAAAAGAATATTGGAAAAAGGAAACTGAAAGTGAAGGTTGTAACTGTGGAACAGATACCCCAATAGATTATTCTGAAAGTTCTTGCGGCATGGATTGTTCTTGTGGACATAACACACAATGTCATCCTGCATATTGTGGGGAATACGGTTCTTGTCATCACAGATGTCATGATGATAATAGTGGCTTGGATAAATACGGTTTCAAAGTTGTTCCCGCAGGTTATGCCAATGAAGCAAAGGATTTCCTCTATTTCAAAGAACGTGCATATTTTTGGACTGCCTCTAACCATGAGTATCGTGATGCTTATATAAAGGCATTTGCATATAATAAGAGCAGTGTGTTACAGGATGTAATGGCAAGTGATAACTATATGTCAGTCCGTCTTGTAAAAGATTTCACAGGAGATAATTTCAATGAAAGGGAAGATATTTTGGGTAGTGCATACTCAACTGTTCTTATGCCTTCTATGGTACACGGCAGTGCAATATGGACTTCTGTGAATGTTTCTATTGGTGACTGTGATTGTGGTTGCAAACATATTCTTCCTAATGACGGACAAGGTCTTACATATAGTAAGAAATATTTCGTAAATGAATGGAACGGTAAATCTTGGATGCGCAAAGAGGTCGCAGAAGGTGAATCTGTTGTTGTTTTCAAAGACGGTGAGAAAGATTATGCAGAATATCGTGTTGTAAACGGCGAGTTGGTTGATGTCGCAAGCATGGTCTATGATGATGTTATGGAAAACATTACTCCAATAATAACCAATTTGGAAAACGAAATTCAAACACTCGATGCAAAGGTTGACGCAGAAATAGAACGTTCAACGACAAAAGATAATGAAATCGAAGCAAGTGTTAATTCAATCACAGAACGTCTTACCGAAGATGAAGCAAAGATTAACAAGAATATTCAGGACATTGAAGATTTGAGTGCTAATATTACTGAAATTGGTACTACACTTGAAGCACTTGATGCTGAGTTGGAAGAAGAAAAACAGACACGTGCTGATGCGGATAATGCAATTAACGAACATATAACTTCACTTCAGGAAACGGTTGACACTCTTTCTGAGACAGTTGGCACGATAGATGGACAGACAATAGTCGATGGTTCATATGATAAGGATAACGGTACGTTGACATTAAATCGTAAAAATGGCGAGAACAACATAACTGTTCAGTTCAACTTCAATTTCGGTACTTTTTAAAATAATTGAATAATATTACATAAAAATAGATATGAATAATTCAAATTATAACTTACAGATTTTGCACCACGAAGAGGTGTTTGCAACAAGAGAACTTGCATTACAATATCTTAGTGATTATTATAAGCCACACTCTCTTGAGGCAGAACCTATAATGGTGAAATACGGTCAGGCAAGCAAACCCGATGTAATATTGGCTTTCGGTACTACATCGGCAGCACCGGGTGGTTTCTATGCAATTGACATGACAAAGGCAAATGAGGAAATTGCTGAAATTGCGGAAACCATTGACACGGATAAAGAGGAAATTGCTACAATTTCAGAACTTTTAAACGGTGTTATTAAGGCAACAGGACTGATTGTTGACGAAAACAAGATTAACGACAAGGTAATCTATGATGTCGATAAGTTAGACCCGATAATTGGTGAAGCCGTTGATATTGCACAGGCTGTTGATTTACTTGCGAAATATGCACGTAACAACGATATTGAGGTTGAAGATAGTAATGCTATACGCCTTATCTATGAGGTAAACCCTGACGGTGGTAAGAAATTGAAGGCTGAGATAATTCTTTCAACAGATGGAGACTCTGACGAGTTAGGCTTTAATAATAATATCATCGGTGTAAAGAATGACGGCATATACGCAGCCTCTCATTTGGCTTATGACGATGCAAGGCATGAACTTATCTTCACAACAAGTGGATATAAGAATGGTCGTTTCCAAGATGATGCAATCGTACAGAGAATAAATCTTGGTCAGCACACTAAACTTATCGCAGATAATGAAAACCATACTGTCAAGTTGATTATCAACGACGAAGAGGATTATGGTACAAAACTGAGTGCAGACGTTCAGATTTCAAGCGTTGATGACAACATCCTTGAGGTTAAGGAGAATAAACTTGCCGTTATCGGTCGTGCGGATAAAATCAAATATGGTGATTCAACCGTTAAAGATACGTTAGACGAATATCAGACAAGACTTGATAACTTGAATAGTGAGGTAAATATTGAAGGCGTTGAAACAAATACAACAAAGACTATTGTTGAAGGAACTTCCAACGGCAAACGAATTTCAAGTAATGTTAAACTCGATGCTGACGGTTCAATTAATATTTCAGGTGAAGGTTTGTTTGCAGATATAGATGTTAGTGTCAATGTTGCAACAAATACCCTCACATTTAAAAAGGGTAATTTAACACGTGAAATGCAGTTACCAGGTGCAAGCCTTTTTGAAAGAGCCGAATATGATGCCGAACATGAAGAATTAATAATTTATCTTAGTGACGGTGGTGAAGTACATATTCCAATAACTTCATTCATACACACTTGGACAACCGATAATACAGGTACACCAATAGAATTGATAAAAACAATAAATATTGGTGGCAATGATACTTTAACAGCAAAGATTAAATTGCGTCATGACGCTGACAACTTGATTACAGATACAAATAACGAATTGTCAGTATCAAAAAACACAATTGATAATCTTATCACTGAAAAGGTCAATGCAGAAAAAGAACGTGCAATGACTGCTGAAGCAAATACACAGTCACAAGTTACCACACTAAACACACAAGTATCAGAACAAGGTGTTAATTTACGTGATTTAACTGAACGTGTAAATAGTGAGATACAACGTGCGCAGTCTGTTGAAAATACAATTGATACAATCGCAAGAGAGGCAAAGACTTTGGCAGAGGACGCTAATGCTTCTGCAACAACTGCATTGAGCGAAATTGCTTTGATTACAGATGACCTTACAGAAGCCGAAACAGCATTGTCTGATTTAAGTGCAGAAGTTGAAGCAAACAAGACAGATGCAGATACTAAGTTCACACAGGTTAATGAACGTGTCACCACGAATGCTTCTGCGATATCTAACTTGGAGGCACATCTACACGATGCGGACTTTACAACTTCTGATACTGACACCATCAGTATGAGTTTGAGCGAGGGACAACGTGTTCTGAGGTCTTACCTGAAAATTAAGAACAGTGAAGCCAATATAATCAAGAATGATGCAAACGGTGTATATGCTAATGTCACACTTGAATATGTACCTGAAACCAATAAACTTATCTTTAACAATGGTAATGATTCAAAAACTTTCCAATTAATAGATAATGTTTCACTTGATTACAATACTTCAACAAATGAACTTATATTCACGAACGGTAATCATACAGATAGATATCAATTAGAAAATTTTGAAGTTCTTCAATCAGCGGATTATGATGCTGTAAATCAGCAAATTGTGCTTATATTCTCGTTGAAAGACGGTGATTTTAAACGTGTGGTAATACCTTTGACAGGCCTCATTATACCAAGTAGCGAAGTGCGTGTCAACAACACAGGTTTATCAGGTGTTAACCTTAGTGTTGTTTCTACAACAGAAGACAATAAGAAGATTTACACGTTGTCTGCCTCTTCAACAATACCTGAAGTTGAAATCAAACTTGATGAACCAATGGGTAGTACGGTTGACCTTAATCTTAACGAAACCGTTAGTGACAATAAGAAGATTTACACATTGTCTGCCGACACAAAGATTTCAAATGCTGATAGAAACCTTTTGAAGTCATATAGCAATGGTCTCTATGCTTCAAGTGATGCTTCATTACATTATGCAGAATGGAGAGGTCAAACTTCAAATGTTCAACTTGCACTTGATGACATTAATGACAGATTTAATACAATTGAGGACTATGGTCGTAGAATAGACGCTATCGAAGAAACTATTGCGACATATGATGCACGTATTGCTTCAGCAGAGGCGAAAGCAGAGGAAGCAAAGACTATTGCTGAAGGTGTACAGGCTTCTCTTGCAGATATACTCGCACGTCTTGAAGCAGTAGAACAATGGGTTGAGAATGCCGTTGATTTCGGTGAATATAATACAAATACAGGTGGGAATGGTGAATAATATCACCATTCTCATATTCACAAAAAATAAGTAATCTATACAAAGTTTAGAATATGAATATCAATAACAAATTAAGAGTCTTGAGAAATGGTATTTTATATACCACACATGATGAAGCACTCGCTGCAATTACAGCAAAGAAAGATTCACTTGCTGATGGTGAGGTAATTGTTGCAAGTTATGGTGTTGAAGGTGAAATTGTAAAATCTATCTTTGTTATCAAACATAAGGGTGCTTGTACTCTTTTTGATAATGAGACAATCGAAAACAATATTGATAGTGCAATTTCAAATGCAATAAATGACCTTGATGCTGATAAAACTTCTACTGGTGGAACAAATATAGAAGTTAAAATAGAACAAGTCAATGGTAAGATTGATTCTGTTTCAATTACAAAAGATGATACAATTAACTCACAAGATTTATCTGACACAATTAATGCATTGGATGGTAGTGCAATTGCAACTGAGGCACAAGGTAATGTTTATACTGTTTTGACAGGCGTTGAAGAAACTGACGGTGTAATCCAAAAAACAGGTGAAGTAACACTTGCAGCGGTTGCAAAAACAGGTGAAGCAGATGATGTGTCAACCGAAGATATTGAAGGAACAACAACAAATGTTGCAGTAACAGGTGAAAATGTACCTGCCCAAATTTTGAGTTTAGCGACAACTTTAAAAACTGTACAGGATAACGCAGCAAAATACAAAGTTAAAAAACTCACAGATGAAGAGGTCAGTGCCCTTGGTGATGAGAATGTAAGAGAAGCATATAAGGTTGTATCATATACTGGTGAAGAAACAGAACAGACTGTATATACACAAGTAGGAGACACTATTAAGATTTACAAAGATAGTTCTTTGGTTGAGACTTACATCGGTAGTAGTTATGATACTGTCGCTGAAACTAACGGTCAACCTGTAATAACCAAATATATCTGGGAATTAAAGGAAACCGACCCTGAACTTGCAGAACATATCACACAAGCACAGTATGAGGAACTTGATGCAGAAACACAAGCAAAATATCAGGAAATAGAATTACAGAATTTTAACTTGGTTTACCAACTTGCAGACGGCACTTATTCTTTGACTCATATTGATATAAGCAAATTCCTTGCTGAGAGTGAATTCAAAGATGGCTTGAAAGTTGAAAATGGCGTGGTTAAGATAAAGATTGACACAACATCAGAAAGTTATATTACTGTCAGTGAAGATGGTCTTAAATTAAGTGGCGTAGATACATCAATTACAAACGCAATCGAAGACCTTGACGCAACCGTAAGAGGAAATTTAAACAATAATGATACAATCGCAACAGGTAAAAAGGTCGGTGTCAAAGTAGTTGAAACTGATGGTAAGTTAACAAATGTCACTGTCGTCGAAAATGATATTGCAAGTGCAACTGATTTAACCAATGAAATTACAGCACGAAAAGCCGTTGACGGGCAAAACGGACAGACATATACAGCAAATTCAGACACAACATATATTTCAGATGCAACAAGTCTTAATAATGCCGATGTTAAATTAGACACGGCAATAGCAGACCTTGCAGATGTTGTTGAGGAAAATGAACTGGTTACTTCCGCTTCACTGAATGACCTCAATACACGCATAGTAGACCTTGAAAGCATAAGTGTCATTGATTGTGGTACATATTAAAAAGTAAAACATATTCATTATAAAAAGAGACTATAAAAAATATAGCCTCTTTTTTTATCTTTATTCACTAATTTCTTCGTCTTTAGTGAAATCCTTATCAATTATGTCATAAACCGTACCAAGTTGTATACCCCATTTCTTTGACCTGAAAACACCTGTTTGGTAATCTTCATCAATAAGTGATAGAAGTTTGTCAGGTAATATACCATCCTCAACAAGTTCTGTAACTTCCGATTGTGTAATCTTATTAATTATATTCCAATATGTTTCAACCTCTTCCTTGATACCGTCTTGTTTTAGTATGTCTTGTCTATTATTATACTCTTGTTTGATAGTTTCCCAATCCATACCATCAATACAATCAATATAAGTTGGTGTTTTTCCGACAGTTAACCAAAACTTTATTTCCTTGTCATCCATTGTCATAAGTTGTTCATAGGTATCTTGGTCAGTTGAATTATACGGTTGACCGCTGACAAGCCTTGTTTCTTCCTCAGTGAATGTTTTACGGTCTTTCGGATTGTTAATAAGGATATTGTCAACTTCTTTTCCCTTCTCATTGATATAAGTCCTTATGTTTCGGTCAAATACAACAAGCAAAGGACGTATGCGCTTATTGAACATTTCAATGTACTTCTCATAATTATATTCAAACGAGTTGTCACAAAAATGTTCTTCTTCATCCTCAATCAATTCATTGCTAATTAATACACAATTGAAAATGATGTTGTCCTTCTCTTCAAGATTAGGAAAAAGTGTTTTACCAAATTCATATAGTTTTACCTTTGTCCCCTTATTTTCCTTCTTGAATTTATTATATTCCTTTTCCAAATATTTAGTGAGAGTTATAACATTTCCTTTACGGTCTAACTGTTTGTTACCATTTTCATCAAGCGCATAGTTAATTTCAACACCATCCTTTATGTAATAGTATGTAGTAACACGTTTTACATCTGAATCTCCTTTCTTCTTACCCGTATTAATGTAGTATATACTATCACCCATGTTCACATTAAGGTTTTCCTTAATTGCTAACTCATACCAAGCCTGACGTGCCTTCTTAGTACCCGCTGCCGTTAATTGCTTACAACCTTCCTTATACTCGTTAATACTTGTCTTGATTTTGCCAATTGAAGCAATTTCCTTCAAAGGTATCTGCATATTGTAAATTTTTTCAATATAATCATAATAGTATTCAATAAATTCCTTACCTTTATTATGAAGCAAAAGTTCAGCAGCATGAGCAATGAATTTCTCAATATAAAGAGGCATCTTCTTTGATTTCAAAGTATTACCAACCATCTTTATTTCACCATTGTCCAAAAGGTCAAGATAGTTCTTTCTTGCACATGTGATATTTGCAGGAATAACCTCATCTTCGTCCAAACCCATTTTATTTCTCATAAACAAGTCATTAAATTCCATAATGTCGCCCCATTCGTCAACATATTCCTTGCCCTCTTTGACAAGACGATTTAATCCCTTGCCAATATATGGGTGTTCCTTGGTGTAACGAAATTCTTTAGGCATTTGAAAATTAAAGCCATCAGTGTTACTCATTACGTTCATTCCAAGGGCATTAACTACCGTGCCATCAAGAGAAATGTCGTACACAACACCGATGTTTTGGTTATCCCCCATTTTTTTACTATTCAACATAATTTTTACATTTTAAATTTTTATATTACAAATATAAATGTTATATTATTTATTACCAAATTTATTGTGTTAAAAAACCTTATTTTTTCCATTTGTAAACTATTGTTCCACAATCATAAATCCTATGCCATTTTTGTTGTTTACAAAAATCTCGTTCTGACATATTGTCCGGACAATCATATTTCTTTTTTAAAATACTTTTTCTGAAATTGAATCTATTTTTTCTTAATGTTCCAATTATATAATAATAATTGGGTTTAGAAAAATGTATAAAATCAAAGCCTAATTTTTCATATAAATTTCCTACAGACCATCTTCTGTCAGCATAACTTACTATTGATTTGGGTTTATATGTATTTACAAAATATTTAAATAGTTTACTTGCGCCTCCAACAACATTAGTATTCAATTTATTGCAGAATCTTAACAACTCATATTCCGTATCAGAATTACCTATAAAATGTCTTGATTTACCAAATGTCATTATAGATACTAATTCATCATTATAATACAAACCGATTTTAATTTGACTTGGACACCATCCTTGAATATGGTTTTGTTTTAAAAATGCAGTTGTATCTTCAACGCTGACTTCCTTTATTGAACATTTCCTTGCAAAAATTCTGTTCTTTGTCAAACCCAATATATTGTCTAAAATGGATTTCCATATTTCAGATTTATAAAGCCATTCGTCTTCAAATATGTGTAACAGTCTTATTCCATTTTTCTCACATTCTAATGTTTTATTTAAATGATAATTCTTGTCTTTTTTTAATTCGCTATGCCAATATAAACCATCATATTCAATTGCAATGTTTTTTTCAGGAATATATATATCCAACTCATTTCCTTTCAAGATTTTCCTATCATTTGCAATTGCATTAGGAAAAATATTCTTTATGTATTCATATATTTTATGTTCATTAATTGAGTTATTCAAATTGTGGTATGGGCAACCATGTCCTTGAAGAAAAGAATTTGCTTCTATTTCAAAATCTCTTCCACAATCGTTACATTTTATATGTATTTTGTTATTTGAAGAAGTATATTGTCCTATTACAGTATATAAATCACCATATAGTCTTTTAACATCCAATTCAAATTGTGACTGTGTTTTAGTTCTATTTTCTGATATATCTGATTTTGTACATTTTGGGCATCCGTTATATAGTTTGCCATATAAAAAAGCACTTGGTGTTCTTTCAAATATATTTCCACAACAATTACATTTAAATTTTAATTTTGTTGATGTATTTAAGTATTCTTCCTTATTAACGACATCAATGTTCGGATATTTTTCTTTTAAAAACTTTTCAAAATCAGAAAACAATTTCTTTTTAAAATCACCATTATGAGAACGTCCACATTTTTGACAAATATCATTACCGTTAAATAAATCACTTATATATTTTTCATATACACCATGTTTAGCACATAACAACTCTACTTTATCACTGTTTTTATTTTTAAAACCATCAAATGGAATAATTTCATTTTTTGTGTATAATTTTTTTAATTCTTCATAACTTATCTGTTTTTCTTTCTGTTTTTCACAATTACAACCTCCATAAGCAGAAGTGATAAAATCACACGCAACTTTTGTAAAAACATTACCACATAGATTACATTTTACAGTAATTTTGCTATGACTTCCTTTGTACTCTTCATCTATATATGGAAATGAATATTTATCACCAAACTTTTGTTTAGCTTTTTCAACAAAAGAATAATTAGTTTTTCTTTCTTTATAACAGCATTTAGGACAACCATGCCCTAATAAATGATTATGCGGTGTCTGTTGAAAACGAGTTCCACATTCATTATGTATTATCCACATTTTTTGTTTTGTGTTAACATAAGATTTTTCTTCATACATATAATCATCCCCGTGTATTTCTTTTGCCTTTTTAAGGAAATCTTCAAATGTTAATCTTTTCATAATAAAATTTATTTGTGTTATATCTATAAATAGATATTTGAAACAAGAAGTTCATCAAAATCTAATTTTATGTTGCAAATATACTGTTTATTTTTTAAATAACAAAATAATAAATGTTAATTTTACTTAAATTTCCATTTATAGACCATTGTTCCACAATCATAAATCCTATAGATTCCTCTTTCCAACATTATTTCGTGTTCGGTTTTATTTTTATCAAAACCTTGTTTAATCAGTTGTCCTTTTCTATAATTAAAACGGTTTTCACGTTTTTGTCTAAATATGTAGAAATAATTTGGTCTACTGTCATGTGTATGAACAAAACCTAAAGTTTCATATAATTTACCGACAGACCATCTTTTATCCGCATATGTTATTATTTCATTTGGTTTTATATTATCAATAAAATGTTTTAATAATTTACTTGCACCACCAATAACATTGGTGTTTAACTTATTACAGAACCTCAATAACTCATATGTATTATTATAGTCTTTATTGTATTTTCGTTGTTGTCTTGTGTGTCCGAAAGTCATCAGACTTACTAATTCATCATTATAAAATAGACCATAATGATATTTTGCTTTACATCTGCCCTGTATATGGTTTTTATCAAGAAATTGCATTGCTTCCTTTGATGAAACGTCTTTTACAATACATTTTCTTGCAAATATCCTATTCTCAGTATATCCTAAAATATTTTTTAACATTGATTTTATAATATCTGAGTGTTCCAACCATTCATCTTCGAATATATGAATAAGTCTTATTCCCTTATTTTTACATTCATTTGTTTTTATAAGATGATAGTTTTCATCTCTATTGAATTTCTCAGAGTGCCATATAAGACCATCGTATTCAATTGCAATGTTTTTAGATGGTATGTATATATCAAGTTCTTTATTCTCAGATAAAATGTTCCTTACTCTTTGTTTTACATTATCTTTACCCAAAATATTACAACAGAAATCATATATTTCAGTTTCACTGTTTGATATTATCTTAGCACAGTGGGGGCATCCTTGTCCTAATAAATGATTTCCGGGTGTCTGACAGAATTCACCATGTATAGGGCAGATTATACACACCTTGGTAGAATTGTTTTTATATTCAACCTTTGAGTAATCATATTTATCGCCATGTATTAATTTTGCCTTATATATAAAATCCTGAAGTGTGTCTCGTTGTGCGTTGTCTGTTCTGATTCTTGCACATTTTGGGCAACCTTGTGGATTTGTTTTATGCAAGTGGTTATCTGGTGTCATCCAAAACGAACCATGTTCATTTCCATATACATCTTTTTCGTGGCATATTATTTCAATTTTCTCATAGCCCTTTGTATATACAGATTTAGAATAATCATATTTGTCACCATGTATTTCCTTTGCTTTATTTAAAAACCATTCATTAGTATGTGTCTTTGATAAAGCAGATTTTTCATAACGACATTTAGGACATCCCTGACCTTGCAGGTGTTTTTGTGGCGTTTGCTCGAAATCAATATTATGTTTATTACAATGAATTATACCCTTTGTTTTTTTGTTTACAAAGACAAATTTATCATAATTGTATGCTTCTTCTCCATGAATCTTTTTTGATTCTGCAATGAACAGTTCCTTTGTCATATATTTACCATTACATTTAGGACAACCATCACCCCTTTTTAAGTGACTTATCGTATGACTAAATAAACCATGTTCTTTTCCTAAAGAATCACAACAATGACATATTATAGGTAATTTATCCTTATAAGTAAATGTATCAGGTAATAATGAGTAATCATATTCCTTCTGTTTTGAAGTCAATATATTGATTAAATCTTGTTTTAACATAAGTCTTTTTTATTATAAGTACTCCAAAATCTCCAAAAAAACAATTTTTATCTTAACATTGGATAAAATTATATCCTGCAACAAATGTTTTAGAGAAATTCCGTATATTTACTTCTTTCGTAAGGTATTTATTAAGATATTGTACAAATTGTTTCTTGGTTTCATAGTCCGCATTGATTATCTTCTTAGGAATCTTTATACAAGTTTTTCCCACAATCTTTGCTAAATTTTCAATATCTTTTACATTTTTAAAATGACATAATGTATCAGGTACAAGATTATAATACTCCAATTTGGTATCTTCGTCTATCTCAGAAGGCTTTATTTTTTCTTGTTTATTATTAAACAAAGAATGGTCTTCTGTTACATCAACAACCATGTTATTATCCTCAACACGATATATTGGTTTATTAGTCTTATGACGATATATATAAGACGGTTCTACCCAGCCACTACGGCATAAAACCTTGTATTCTTTTTCTGAATAATCATATTCCCTTCCTAAAACATCTTTTTGAATTCTTGTTTCGTCAATCAATTGGGAAATCGGTTTAATGTCTATCAACCCCGTCTTATTATATTTAATAAACAAAGGAGTATCAGGACTAAAACTATCTCCAACAAGAGGTCTGTAGCCAAGGTTCGTAAACCATCCAATCATTAAACGAAGTGCCATACGTCCAGTACACGTTGTTTCTTCTGCGCAAATAAGGTCACTCCAAGGGAACACCGAGCCACTACCATATGAACCGAAAAATCCGTTGCCTATTACCTTCACGGCACTTTGCATATTATCAAAAAGTGTATATTTTGATTTATATTTTTTTAAATCTGATAAAAGTTCTTCGTTATTTGGGTCTGTTTCAAGTTTTTCCGTTATTTCACGCACCTTTTTGTCGGCAGACTTCTTTTCACCCTTATATTCCTCTCGTTTTGTAAGAATATATTCCAACATCATACTCATTGCCCCCATAATGTCAATGTCAGTATTGATATCGTGAGTAAGAATAATTGAAGGATAAAGTGAATTATAGTCAAGTTTAATAATTTTATCCACATATCCTGTTACGAGCAAACGTGAAAGACCTCCTGTGAAAGAATGACTATCAATAAGTTCGGGAACTGCAAGATTATTTTCAAAACTCCAACTGAGCATAATATATTTCCAAATGGCAGCAGTACCCATTGTACACATTTTTTCAAAAGGTACAGGGAGCATTTTACATATTTGATAGTTTGTCTGATTGAAAGAAAGTTCTACCTTGTCGGTTTCATAAAGGTCATCCAACAAATATCTTTCTACTATATATCTGCCACTGACAATATTGAAATATTCATTTTCTTTTTTATCAAGGAGTTTTTGGTTATTGTCAAGCAGTTCATATCGTTTTACCTCTTCTTCGTCTACCTTATATGTTTTCTTTAATAACTGTTTGGTTATTTTAAACCAATGCCCATTTTCATCATTATGTGCATATCGTTTATTTTCGTCTGCCCATGTTGTATTGATTATTTTACCTGGTACATATACACGATTAGCCTTATTAAGTTTAGCGAACTTCGTTATATATTTAAGGTCTGCCTTCTTAATATTGGAATTAAGTGCTTGTGCTCGTCTGACGGCAAAAAGTGAATCCGTAAT